GCAGAGGAAACCACACAAGAGGATTTATTCGCATGAATTATTTCATCGCTTGCAGCGCAACCAAGCTGCCCCACCCAGCCCCAGCCGGTGACCTGTACCAAGGGCAAGCATTCAAAGCCGCCCGAGATATAGCCAAGCTGCAAGGCTTCGCCTTTTGGATTCTCTCCGCAAAGCATGGGCTAATCCACCCCGATACCATCATCGCCCCTTATGACGAGTATTTAGCCAGCATGAAACCCGCCCAGCGTAAAACCTGGGGCTTGATGGTTTGCGAACAGATCAAAACCGCACACCTGGACACCGAGCCCGCCACCATCCTAGCGGGTAAGCATTACGCCGAACCAATCGCCCACCTTTTCCCCAGCCTATCCCGCCCGCTTGCCGGTTTAGGAATCGGTCAACAACTCCGCAAGCTTAAACAACTCAAAGGAATGACATGAACACAATCACAGTAAACATTAAATCAAATTATGGTGCCTTGGCAGCCTATCCGGCTTGCCCTAACGCTGCCCGCTTTGCTGCCCTTGCCGGAACCAAAACGCTCACCCTTGAAGCTTTGCAAACCATCAAAGCCCTGGGTTTTGAAGTGATCCAGAAAACCCCGCAAACCTTTCAACTCTAAGGAACACCATGAACACCAAAAAACTGACATTTCACGCCGACCCCTCTCACGGCTGGTTAGAAGTAGATTTTGCCGACCTTGACGCTTTGCACATCACCGCCCAAGTGAGCCGCTACAGCTACCACTCCGGCACCCGAGCCTTTTTGGAGGAAGATTGTGACGCAGGGCTTTACCTAGACGCAGCCAAGGGGCTGGGCTGGGTTGTAAACATTACCGAAAAATTCACCAATGGCGACAGCTTTGTCCGCAGATTGCCACGCTTTGAAGGGAAAGCAGAATGATTCTCATATCTAAAACTTATCAGACCTTCACACCGGAAAGCATTGAAGCCGGTGAAGCAGAGGATTCAGGCTTTGTTTTTCAAGACGAACCCTATACCTTTAAAGAATTGGTTCGCCTGATTCAGCATGAAGGTTTTCACGCCGCTAGCTGTTCGCCAGCAACAGGTAAAACATATGAATGGCTGGACAACTACACGGAAACCGACTACCAAACCGGAGAGGAAACAGTCTACAGCTTGCACTATTCCCACCGCAACGCACCCCGAGCCGCCAAATACTGGACGGCAGCATTCAAAGCCGCCAACATCATCAAAGGATAACTATGAACCCCAACACTATCAGCAACGCCGCCAATGTCGAATTATTTGGACACAAATCCAGCGACCCAAAACGCAACGCACAGCAGAACCTAAACGGACGCACCCACTATGTGAGCGATGACACACTCCGCTTTTTCGGTTCTAGGATTATTTCAGCTTACCCCACCGATGACGGACTATTTTTTAAGATTGTCGAAAGTGTAGCAACCGAACACGACAAAAGCCGCCGAGGTTTTCGGGTTGTCGTTTTTGATTTATTTGGGTGCGCCGTGTTTCGCCCCAGCTTTGACGAATGCACCAGCAGCAGCGCAGCCGCTGAAAAATACTATTTAAAGCACTACGATACCGACACCTGGAAACATTACCAAGCCGAATTGAAGACCCGAGCCGCCCGCCTTGCAGCCCAGGCAGCAGCCATGACGGAAGCCGCCGCCACGCTTGAAGGGGTGCCCGCATGATCTACATCCAACGCCGAGCCGACCGCCAGCTTGAAACAGTAGATGCATTCAGCACCATCAAGGAAGCCCGAGCCATGCTGATTGAATACCGCATTTCCGACCCTTTCGCAACCTATTACATGAGCCGCCGCCCATGCAATGAATGGAAACAAAGCCAATGAAACCCACCGACACCCCCCAATGCTATCTGTCCCACTCGCCGCATGGCTGGTGCCTGATTTTCAGAGAATCCCCGCTTTGCGACTACAAACAAACCGCCGCCGAGGTTTTACAGGTAGCGCATCACTTCAAAGTAGAACCGCACAAAACGCATTATTGGAACGGCACAACAGGCGATTTTGAGCCCCGATCCGATGCCGATCACCACCAGCCCGAGGAAGCCGCAGCGTTTCGATTGCAGCACTCGCCAGCAGCACCGGCAGCCGACACCACCCGCCCCCTATTTTGAAAGGTTCAATTATGTATTTTGATCGGTTCGACATTTGCGAAGCTTATTTTTTGGCATTGTCCCATTGTCACAGCGGGCAATGGTCTAGAGAATACAAAAGGCTTTGCAAACTAATGAAATATTTCAAACCCAGCCCAATGCTATCGGTTGAAACCCTCAACGAAAACGCCCGCATTATTTACGACAACGCTTGCAAGAAACTATTGAAAGGCACCCAATGAACTACACCCCAGCCGAATACATTAACGCTGGGTTTTCTTTTGAAAAAGGGAAGACCCCAGCCCAGACCCTGCGCCACATGATCGAATCAGAACACATCGATTTTAAGATCGAAGCCCGCCGCCTGATTGAGCAGGGACGAACCGAAGCCCGACTATCGGAAACCCAAAACCAATAGAAAAAATTCATTAGACAGGCAGCAACACAACCCCGATACTGCCTGACAGGTTAACCCATAACCTACCTGATAGCATCCGAACAACTGAAAGGAACACCATGAACGAATACCAAATCAATGGCTTTGCAAACCGCAGGGAATACCTTGAAAGCCTTTGCGAAGAATACGACAGAACCATTGTGTACACACTCGCCAACCTATTAGGTTCATCCGAAGATTTTGATGGGCTAGTGACAAGCCTAGAGGATTACGCCCTGGATTTGTGAAGGACTTTTCAAGCCCTGCGTGCAGGGTTTGGGAGGCAATTTCGCCTAAACAGAGGATCACCATGATTACCACGATTAAAAAATCACATTACGGCACTTGGATGGCAGAAACCATGACCCCGCTAGCCGATAACCTGCACATCTGCCTGACCACCATGAAACGGCATGATGGAAACATTACCACCACCGCCAAGGTCGGGAAACAAGATGGCATTTTCTTTGTCTACGAACCATTCAAAGATTTCAGCCAGCAGGTCATTGAATCATCCGCACGATGCACAAAGCCCGCAGTTGAACGGCAGCACACCGCAGCCATTGCCATGCTGGACAGCATCCGAACCGCAGCCCTTGCCCACCACAACTAAGGACAACATCATGCAAAAAACAGAACTCGACCTCTCCCACTTCACAGGTTCAGACAAATTTTATAGATGGTCGCCCCTGACCCGATCAGTTTTGACCGATGGCACCCAATATGCAGCCGAAACCGCTGGGGCTTTTTGGTTATTCGATGCCATTGATTCACATCTGACCACCCAGGGACTGAATGAAAACACCGAATTTGTGTGCGCCAAACTGAAAAAAGTGAGTGGTGCAGACGATGCCGAACTGACGCTAGACGATGGCAACGGCACGATTTGGATGACCCAGTACATCCCATTCACAGATTTCCCAATGGATGAATTTAAGACCTTTGCCGTTTACAACGGCATTGCTTGGACTCATATGCTGCCATCCGAATATTGAAAGGTAAATCATGCCCTCGTTCCTGATACACGAGACATTCATCCGAGAGTATGAAGTCGAAGCCGCAGACATTCATGCAGCTTACGAAATAGCTGTAAACGAAAACCTCACAGACTACACAGAACACAGCGAAGGTGTGACATATGTGCGTGAGGTTAATGGTTCATCTGAAATTATCATTTAAAGGAAAAAATATCATGCCTAACTGGTGCCAAAACTCAATGACGATCAGCCACCCCAATGCTGCCAAGATTAAAAAAGCAGCAAAAGCTTGGAACTCTGGCAAATTTTTGCAGACCATGATCCCCTGTCCCTCCGAACTGATTGAAACAGAAGCAAGCAATGCAGGAGATGACGAGAACAAAGCCAAGATCGCAGCCAACTTAGAAAAGTATGGTTATGCCCATTGGTACGACTATCGGGTCGCTGAATGGGGTACGAAGTGGGATGTGGGGCGTGATCCATCCTATGGTGAGGATGCCATAGTCACAAACAAATCTTTTTTTGTTGGCTTTGATAGCGCATGGTCGCCGCCCTGCGCTGCATACGCCAAGCTGAAAGCCTTGGGGTACACGATCAAAGCCTACTACTACGAGTCTGGTATGAATTTTTGTGGTCGCTGGGACGATGGTCAAGATGACTACTATGACATATCAAAAGATGGCATACCGCAGGACATTTCTGACGAGATGGGAATAGAGGAGTATGACGAATGAGCGAACTGATCGATCTCAAGTGGGGCATCTTTGACATTCAATATGTACGCCAGGATTTGACAGACGAGCAAGCCATGTCGGTGCTTGTCTACCTCAAAGCATGGCACGACTACAAAAATGGTATCACCGATGCCACCATCCGAACCGCAGCCAATGAACTTTTTCCAGAAAGCAAGCCATGAAAATTGAATTAAAGGGCATCAAGTATTCAGCCTTTGCATCGCACGAAACGATCTGCTACGAGGCATCCATTTACATCGATGGGGTTCGTGTCGGGACTGTGGACAACGATGGGCATGGTGGTTCTGACAATGTACACCCCTGGGATGTGGCTGAAAGAATTGACGAGTACGCCAAGACGCTGCCAAAAATTACCTGCGAGTGGATCGACCCAAAGACAGGCAAACCAGGAGAAATTCACCAAACCCATGAGATTATTTTTGGTGAACTGATGAACGATCACTTGATAAAAAAAGATGTAAAAAGATTTCTTGCCAGCAAGATCCTATACACAAGTAACGGCAAGCTTTACGCAACGAATGCCAAGAGTAAAGCCGAATTGCAGATCGCCTTAGCCAAACCAGACCTCAAGCAGCAGCTAAAAGCTGATGTGATTCTCAACCTTTTGCCTTTTGATGAGGCACTTAAAACCTTCAGGAGTTTTTGATATGGAAGACATACGCAAACAATGGAATGCAATTGATGTAATGAGCATCGTTTTGATGGGGGATGCCGAGCGCATCATGTCAATGATGAATGGGTTCCATCTGGAGGGTATGGAGGTTTCCCATTTCCCTCGCATCATGGCTATGTTTCTGGTTGAGGATGGGTTGGCAGCGGATCAGCCGGACGATGTGCTTCAGAAGTATGTGGACAAAGCCATCGCCCAGATCATCAAAAACAGGGAATCGTTGAAGGACACATTCCCAATCCCCAAGCCTTTGCTGGAGGCAAAGTACAAGGGCTGCGGTAATGGAATCGTTACCATCGACAAGCAAACCCGCAAGGTGCTGGACTTTGACTACACCGATTCAAAGCTGCGCCCGATCAAAGAGCAGAACATCAGCATGACCAAGGCAGCGGGCAAGAAAATCCGTGAGGACGATGCCACGATTACCTATCGTGCGAATTTTTCTAGCTGCACAGTTTGTCTTTTTTAAGGGGAGGCACATGATAGAAGTCGCCGCACAGAAAACCCTGTGGTACAGCGTCCAAGGGCTTGCCAACGAGCCCCAGGGGATAACTCGCTACCTTTGTGCCGATGGTGATGGGATAGTCGCCTTGGAAGAGATAGATGGGTTCTTTAACCTTGTTGACCAAGGTACGCACATCAAGAAACTAGGTCGGGATTTGTCTAATGCTTTGCGTGTTGCAGAAAGTTATCTGCACACGAATTACAGAGCAATTTACGAAACCTGTTTGATAAATTATTGAGGTACACCATGATAGAAATCACCAGCCGAACGCAAGCTTTGACCCAGGCATTGATCCTTGGGCTGACCGCAAACACCGAGGAGAAAAGCGATCTGGCAATTTTGCTTGCCGTAATGATTGCCCGAGGCATGACCGAAGAGCAAATCAAAGCATCTAAAGCAGCCGCTGCCCAGATAGCGGAAGGTATGTAAACTGTGTCGATGAAACAAAAACCAGCAAAGACTTTGTTCGCCGTGTTCCTAATGGAAGATGAGGAGGGTATTGTTACCGTCCGAACCGAATATGTGGGGCAAGGCGTACATTCTTTTCACCTGGGCATGGAGATACTGCAAGGCTTGACCATACTGGAGAAATTCTCTGAAACCCTGTATGTCGAGCCTTGCACCATGTCATCGTATAGGCAATGATCGGGTCAGGCTTTGGGTGAATTTAAATAGCCCAAGCCTTTGATGTGCATCATTCGCATCCTCTCCCACCACATCACTCATCCAATAAGGTAGCCCTGTTTGCTTTGCTACCCTCTCCCCTGTCCCGCTCTCATCGTTGTCGGCAATAACATACCCTCCAAATTTCTGCGCCAGCTTGAGCATATTTCCAGCCGAAAAGCACACATGGATCACATAATTGCGCTTCAAGCACCGCAGCGCATGACGCAACGACAGACCTGTAGCGTACCCCTCACACAGAAAATGCTTGCCCTTGTTATCGAAGTCAAACGATGCGCCCGAACTCTTCTGCCCTGACAGAAACTTCTTTTCGCCATCCGCATCGATCACTTGGCATCCGACCAGCACCCCATCCACTCGCATCGGAATGATTAGCCTCTTGTCATTGACCCACCCCTCTTCATCAGGGAACCCCTTGGCTTTGAAGTATGGGTGCTTGCCCAGAAACGATCCATTCAGCAAATCCTTTGCCTTGATCGCTGCCTTTTCCTGCATCCGAATCTTGTCCTGCTCTGCTTTTTTCACAAGCTGGGCGTAATCCCTGCGGGCACCTTCACTGATTGAGTCAGGCTTCCATATGGAAACCTCTGTATCGGTGGCGTGGTTCTGCACAAAAGCATGGTCGCCCATGAATTTCACAGCACCATTGCGCTTCTTTGGATGATCGACTGTGTGGTAACGTTTCCAGTATCCGATGGGTGGTGGGAAATCAATGACGATCCCATGCGCCCGACAATAATCTACCAACTCCATCATCTTCCCTTCTTCATCTGCCGGATGTACGCCCTGATACCTTTGTCGATGAACTTGACAATCTCCTGGCTTGGATAGACAGGCTTGTCGTACAAACCCCTGGGCCATACGCCAAACTTCTCTTTGTAGACATGAGCCGCCCGACCATGCGACCATCCCTGGGTCTGGACATACCATTGCAGCATTGACCACCACTCCTGCTTATCTGCCTTGGACATGGTTCCGGTTAACTCTTGCAACTCCCCAGGCAACTCTACTACCTTGTTCTTTCGTTCCCGAACATGACCGCAATTACTGCAAGCATCCGAACTGGAGGGCCACAAAGATCCACAAGCCGGACACTTTGCCGCTTCCTTCTCTTTGTCGGTGGGTTCTGGCTTGGTTTTCTCCTTGCCATCATCCAGCTTATCCACGCCATGCTCAAAAACATCTTCCCAATCCTGCCGGAACCGCAGGTAATTGCCGCTGTGATCCAGCCAAACGGCAAACTCTTTCCCCTCGCAGCCGCGCATGATGCGACCCATCTGCTGTATGTGGGAGGACAAGGATTTACTAAACGGCCTAGCTGATATGCCGATCAGAACATCCGGCACATCAAAGCCTTTGGTCAGTATGTCCGTGGCGATCAGCCCATGAATCTCTGTGTCAGGCTTGGAGAAGTCCTCAATCACATCCCGCTTGAAGGTTTCATCGTCCCTGTAGCTGACCGAAATGAAGTTATACCCTTGCTCCGCAAACTTCCTTGCTAGGTCAGCGCCGTGGTTCACACCCGAGCAGAACACGATGGTCTTCACCGGCTTTTTGAATATCTCATGGGTCTTCTTAATCCACTCAGCAACAATGTCGCCAGTGATCTTCATGCCCCTGGTGGTGGCTTCCTTCTGACTCCACTCGCCCGCCACCTTCTTGGCATCGGTCATGTCGATCTCTTTGGAGATAAACACCTTCAAAGGCACAAGCACATTCTGCTCAACTAGCTGCTTGGTTGTGACTGTTGAGACAACATTGGTGTATGTCTTGCCCAACCCCTTGGTGAATGGCGTAGCGGTCAGCCCGATCACACGGATTTCAGGGTTGTTCTTGATGAACTCCATCGTCTGCTGCCGGGTTTGATGCGCCTCGTCAACGATCAAAAGGTTTAGACCTGGAAATTCACCCTTTCTCTCAAGGGTTTGCGCCGAACAGACCTGGATCTTTTCGTGCGGCCTGTATCTCCAATGACCTGACTGCATCACGCCGTGGTCGATGTGATACTTCTCCAGCCTTTGACTGGTTTGATCGCACAGAATGATCCTGTCCAGCAGCATTGCTGCCCTGTTGCCCTTCTTTCGGGTGGCTTCAAGCAAAGCTATAGCCATTTCTGTTTTGCCAGCCCCCGTGGGGGCGTAGAGTATCTGAGCATTAGCACCTGCTGCAAACCCCTGGCGCAAAGCCTCCAGCGTATCGGTCTGGTAGCCTCGTAGCTCAAGCATTTTCCACTGCCTTCAGCTTCTTTTGCATCATTGCCACCTGCTTTTTTAGCTGGGCATTCTCAGACTGGAACATATCCCGACTCTTCTTGACTGATACCAATTCGATCTGGAGCAGACGGATTTCTTCCTTCAACTCACCGATCATGGTGGTTGCCAAGTCCTTTTCTTCAGCCGTTCCATCAATCGTAGCTATGGCTAGCTGCTCTGATAGCTTCTCGTTCTCAGCAACCAAGGCATCCAGCATCTCCTGCTTATGGTCATAAACAGGGGCTTGCGGCTCCGGCTCCTGGGCTGGGCGGCTGGTAAAAGTGGAAACGTTACCACCTTTGGTCTTGAACTTGCGGGTTGTTTGCACCTCGCCACCTGACAATTCTTTGCGCACTTTGGCTACGAACACATGGGAAACGCCGCAATGCCTAGCGATTTCACGATCAGCCCACTGCTTCCACTCGTGATCTTTGAGCATGATGATTACGGATTTGCGTTTGTCATCGTTGCTGGGGCGTAAGCCGTGGGCTTTGTTGGCCTTCAAGCTGTAGAGAATGGCTTCCCGCAGCGTACCTTTAACAATGTCTACGTCAATGCTGTCATTCTTCAGCTTGCGATTGGCAAAGTAGCGGTGAAAACCATCCGCTAGGTAGTATTCCACTCCATCATGAAAGACTATGACCGGGGGGAATTTGGCCCCATCTTCCATCTGCCTTGCGTAATCATCAACAGTTTCCTGGCTGATGGCTACCCGTGACTGTGTTCCCTTGTCGATGCTAATTAGTTCTATGTTAAACATTTTTTACCTTTGGTTGTTGCACATTGTCCAGCCCATCAAAAAAGCAATCCATTGGGATTGAATTCTTGGATGTTCATACTTGCTGCCAGTCCAATTTAATTGTCCTGACCTGCCCCTTGCTGCGGCCCAGCCCTCAAACGCCGCTCTTGTTCTGTGTATATTGCTCATGTACCCTCCTTTTGTAACTGTCCATCAATAGCTTGCGAAACCACTTTGTCCCTCCTAGATTTAGCCATTCCTGGTATTCCCATTCACGCAATCGAACGCCGACTGCTCGACCTGATTTCGTCAGATCACTCTTTGGTCTTGGCATTTGTGTCTGTCTCCTTCTGCCTTATTTAAAAACAACAGGTGGCATTGACTGCACTGCCACAACCTGCCTTTGGGCTGGATGCCAGCCGGGGGGAGGTGGATTCTGCCAAAGAAATTGCGTATCTGTTCAGCGATCATGGTTCTTGTGTCTCCTCTGAATGTTCATTCAATCTTTTTAATAGGCGCACAATCCGCTGTTCGTTGTAAGACACCACAGATTTGGCGTATTCGGCTGCACTCTCAGCCTCCAGCTTTCGCAATTGCGCCTCCCGCAGTTCCTTTGCAATGATTTCATGCAAGGTTCTGGGCCTCACAAAATCTACAAAGTATTTAGAAAATTTATTCATCATTTTCATTTGTCCCCTCACAGTTGTGTGCATCCGCCTGTGTTTTAAATTGAAAATGATGGCTGCATTTGGTACACCGCCATGCCTGACCGCTGGTTACTTTGGTAGTGTTACCAGATTCCCTGACCTGCCATGTGCGGACAAGCTCAATCATGCAGCGCCCCGCATTTCCCAGCCCAGCAAGAAATAATTCCATCTGGTCTGCATGGCGGCGTTTACATACCGGCCCTTCTCCATTTTGAAGTCGGTGTCGATGTAGCCCCTGCTTCGCATCACTGCGAGGAATATTTTTTCTGGCCTCATGTGTTCTTCTCCTTCAAGGCTTGCTCAATGGCCTTGGCAAATGTCCACGCATCAAGATCATCCATATAAGTTGCAGAAGCAGAGGCGGCAATTACTTCCTCATCCATCAGCCCAACCCATGTGCGCTGTGGTGGGTAGTTGTTGCTACTGCAAGCCACGCATTCATACAGCACTTCTGCTTTGCATTCGGGGCATATAGGCTCTGTGCGCTGTGGTGGGGTGGTTCGGAACGACATTTCATCGTCAACGCACTTATCACCTACCTGACAGCGAACTCGATAACACCCTTTTGGGTTTTTAGCGTGTACGCATGGCTCTTGCTCAATCTCTTGCCCCAACCTTTGAACCTCACGCATGGGGTATTCCAATCGTTCTTTGGCGGCCACCAGTTTGGCAAATGCTACAAGTGCCTCAGAATATATGCCATCAAGGTGTGGGCGCATTCCAATCAATTTGCATTCTTGTGCCATCTCAATGATTTCATCTTGTGTCATTTCAGCACCTCTTGTTCCAACAAGGTCATGGCTTCGTCTATTCGTTCATACAGGTAATCGGGCATTCGGTGCTTATCTGCATATGACCATGATTCAACCGCTGATAACAGCTTGATGATTTGTAGGATTTGTTCTTTTGTCATAAAACCACCCACACGGCTTTACCGCCCGTAGGTTCAAATTCATCAAACTTCAAGCGGATGTACTGCTGACCCGGCACACCAGCAGACTGCACACACCCTTGAATGCCCCAACTCTTTAGTTCTGTCACCACTACCATGCAAGCCCCAAACATTTCTTTGTCGGGGTTGACTTGCACAATGTCTCCAACTTTTAAATCTTGTGTCATGCTTGTCCCCTTGCTTGAATGGCATTGGCGCATTGCTGTTGAATGTCCCATTCGCCGCCATCGTCTTCTAGCTCTTCACACACCTTTGCACACGCCTCACGCTCCATCTCAATCGCACTGTTGACCAACTGCACCAGATGCGGGGTGGATACCGTCCATGTGGTGTAGTGCTGGTTACTGTGAACAATGGATTTCAATCGAAAAATTACTTCATCTTGTTTCATGCCTTGCCTCCATACCATCCATCAACATACATTTCATAAAAGCCCCATGCAAGCAACCATTTCCAACTGAGTTCCTGATTGCGGGGATAGGTTATCTTTGCCATCATTAGGCAAGCGCCTTTTCCTGGTGGTGCTTTCATATCGACTCCCTGTATTCAAATTCCAATACCCAATACATCAGCTTGATGGTGAGCCAGCGGGGTTTCTTGTAGCAGGGCCACCTAACCCCAATCCCGTTTACACCGCCAGGGAGTAACCACCAACCTACCGCCTTGGGCTGATTGAAGAATGTGTATTCACTCATTTATCTTTCTCCTCTTCCACATATGCAGCCCACACAGCATCCAGCATATCTGCGGCTTTGTTCATTTTGTAGATCAGCGATCTATGCCTGTCCTCATCCAGCACCTCTGCGTAGCCACGCAACCATGCGGCCATGGTGAAGTATTGAAGTTTGCTTGGGTCAATCATATTTTTCCTCTTGCGTTTAAATCATCCCAGTGACCGCCATAGATTTCTTCGCATTGAACCCAATTGAACAGGTGTTGCCACATAGTTATCGTGTCGCCAACAGCGGCATATTGCCTTTCTGCTATATCCAAGTAGGTTGCCTTCATGCGCTCAACATAGGATTCTCTTGTGTCATCTTTGTGTGGGATGCTCATGTTCACTCTTGTCTGATGCACACAAAGCGCAGTTCTTTCGCACTGTCTTTGACCAATGGCTTAGTGGAGTTGCCAGCGGCGGCACAGTGGGCCTCGCTCCTGAAGTTGGGGATGTGCGTCACCGACACACTATCGCCCTTGGCAAACACCCCGGCAAAAACATAAAGTACAAGTGTCCAGCTCATTTCACCGCCCCTAACTGCGCCGCCATTGCTTCGCATTCGTTTACACAGAAGTCCAGAGTCTTCACGGTGTCGCCATCAAAGTTCAGCGTCCTCCCCAGCAAAACCTTTTTGTATTCATCGCTCATCAACTCAGGGTCACGGGCATCCCCAAGATGGGCGCAGTCATACCCAAACCACCACAGGTCATCTCTCATGCCAGCGTAGGTCACACCACCATGCACATCAAGGTCAACCTCGTTGTAATCTTTGCCGTACCACGGATGCTCTTTTGGCACGGACACATACCCACAGCGGTGTCCCATGTCCTGGGCAATCACTACCGCCTTGAGTCCTGCTCTCGTTGTCCATTCCTTTTCTGCATTCATTTCTCGCCTCTCAGTTCTTTTTGTTGAATGTCAAATCGTTCTTTCCACTTCTGGTACTTGAGCGCACAGGCTTCGCATGCACACTCCCAGGTGAATTCATCAGGGTCAGCAACGCTGCCCTCTCTCTTGATTGGCGCTAGGCCAAAGCCAGATGGAAAGTCGCTCATCGCTTCATCCCCCGGATGTATGCAACAAAGCTTTGCACCGTGTCACGACCAAACGGCCCTGTGAACTTGGTCTCCAACTCTACAGCCACCTCCTCCAGCGTGTCGTTGCGGTGCAGGTGTACAAACTCTGCGGGGTGTGAGTGCACATCCATGTGTGCAACCTGCCGCTTGCGCCAGCCGCCTGTGTGTTCCCACTGGCCCTGCTTTAAGGCCAACTGCTCAAATGCTTCGTCTTCTGGGTCTTTCATTTTTGAATTGCTCCATTCCTCACAGTTGTTTACGCTCTTGAGGCCCATCGCTTGCGCCACTTTGCGGTCAAGGTCACTCATGTGTTCTTCTCCAGCACTTTGTTAGTCCACTCAACTTTGTAGATGCCGCCATCCTTGCCAAAGTCGATGCGTATGTTGCACTCAATCAGGTATGGATGCCTACTGTGCCCCAACCCATCCATGTTTTGGTTTACACGGTAATACTTGCTTGCCGCCACCTTGCCTTGGTCTTCAACAGGCACGGTCTGTTGATACAGCGGTTCAGGTGTTTTGGATTTCATGTGTGCTCCTTGAGTTTGGCTTCAATGGCTCTGGCAAATTCATACAAGTCCCAATCAACCATAAAACCTTTCATCTTCTTGGGCATTGAATCAATCACTTGTGTGATGGCTTCATCCGTCAGATCAACCCATTCACCCTTTGGACACAACGGCCACACTTGACCTAGTGGCGTGAACAAAGGGCAGTCTTGATCTGTGCTGACCACGCCGTTGCTTGGGTCGTACCATGCGATTGGTTTCATGTGTTCTTCTCCTTGAGTTTGGCTTGCGCAAAACGAACGCCACCATGAAATGCCGCATAGTTATCTGATTTTTCTGCGTCAGGGTCTATTTCTTCATCCGTCAAGCCAACCCATTCCTTTGGGTGCAAGTACACAGGTACAAGTTCAGCGCCCATTGCGTTTTGGAATTGATGTTCACCGTAGATGAACAACCCCTCGCCATCCTTGCGGACATATCCGTATGGTTTCATGCTCCCTCCAGCCTCGCTGGTTTCACGGCCTCAATCACAAACGCAAAAGAGTTTTCGTTTTCATCAATGAATAGCGCATTGAAGTCAGCTTTGTAGATGCTGCGGAAGTCGGACATGGAAGTATTACCAACACCCTTGCGGTAAATGTCCTGGCTTAAAAACGACAGGTTCTCCCTTTGCAGCACCCTCGTGTGGCTTGGATCCCCCAGTGCCCACACAGAAAACCTTGATGGGCAGGTCACAAATAACTGACCGCCCGGCTTCAAAATGCGCCACAACTCTGAAAACTGGGCAAAGAAAAACTTGTAGTCCCCCTGTGCGCCGGTATGCTCCAGCACCTCATAGGCGTGGATCTCGTCAAACTCATCATCCTCAAAAGGATATGGAATCTGCATCAAGTCCCACACTATGTCCGGCTTGTGGTCTGGGTTGTAGTCCAGCGTGGTCAGGTTTGTGAACCCTTGTCCGTCTGGGCCAAATAACCTGCGCTCGTGGTTTGACCCACATCCAATCAATAGCTGCTTCATCAGTCTTTCCTTTCTTGTTCGTCCATCCAAAACCAAACCTCTGCGAGTGCGTACAGCACCATCCCAGCTACCGCTACACACAGCGCACCCAGCAAAAATATCGTTACCACTGTCTCACTCATCTGCACTCTCCTTCACAATGTTGCACTACTATACAACATTATTCATCTACCAGTTAGCTAGGGCTTTCACCTACCAGACAGGATGATGAGTTAAGCATACCTAACCCGTTGACCCTCCCTCCCCTGCTGGGGGCTTGGAGGATCAAGGCTCTTTACCAAGGCACTATGTCGGGTATGCCGACTATCGGGTAGCCACTCCGCCCTCCCCTGGGATCCCGATCCTTCTAGCTTTCGCCTGTTGGTCGATCATCTCCCAGTCAGTGGGGTATGTGTCATGAATGACAGCCTTGTATATCCCTTTCGCTTACGCTACTTGGGGGCGCGGGTCACGCCGAGCCGGTCTTTACAGTCTTCCCTTCGCTTCCACCGTCAGGGTCTGGTCGCTTGTACGTGTGATGGGGGGAGGATGTCTGTCCCCCGTGCTGGCACTACACGGCAGGAGTGGAAAGCAAAAAAGCCGTTAAGACAGACCCCGGTGGAATGACACCAGCTTGTGGCTGGAGCAACCCCATTACGGGGTCGGGATCTGACTTAACGGCTTTCAATTGCATGGCATTCCACTGCCTAGCTGGTGCAGATTATTGCAGGAAGTTTCAGCGAATGTCAACACCCCATGCGCTTGAGGGTTAATAAATTGTTGGGGAGGAATTACCAGCGGTGGCGCAAACACTCCACAGAGGCGGCAACCACATGAACCATCCAACACGGCTGGGGACTGTTGGCCTACTCCGAGAACCCCCAGAGTCAATCCCCATGCGTGTTAGTTGTTGGTGAGATTCGAACTCACGGAGGCCCAAGTATTGCCCATGACGGCACTCAAGTCTCTATAGTCATGTCACCAATAGACCAGACTCTGGCACAACTACCAACACGGCTGGAGACTGTGTGTCCAACGAGCAAGAAGCCTCAATTGGCTACCTGTGGCTGGCAATCCCCATGCGTGTTAGCTGTTTATCAAAAAAATGGGATCTACACAGACCCCATAAGGAACGAACACATGAAGTGGCAACTGCTTACCACGGCTCCATCATACACATTTTTTTAAAATCTCCAAAGCCTCATCCACATTATTGACAATAGCTAATAAGCCGCCCGTCCATTCATCAAAGAACTTCTGCTCCGCCTGTGTCAGCGCCCGCGCCGATGGAGACTTGTTTCCATCTTTGACCTCCAGCAGCAGCGTATAGCCTCTGTAGCCCACCAAAAGATCAGGGACGCCATCACCCATCGTTACCACCCGAACAGTGGCTCCACAGGCCCGCAGCGCAGAAACAATTTGCTCCTGATTTGCATCCACTCTATTTGCTCTGCGCATTGATTTCCTCTATCGGCTTCATCGTTGTGATGTCGTACTTTGCGTGCTTTGTCCACACCCTGATGTAGTTACAGATAGGCCGATCAGGGCAGCTATCACACTTGTGATTCTTGGTGCTGGTGTTTGAGGCGTGGGATCGGTGATAGTGAAGAACATGAGGGTTCCTGGCAAACTTGTACCGCTCTGCTAGCTGCATGAACAGATCCCCATCCTCGCAGCCCGCCGTGAGTTTAGTGTTATACCCTTCCACCTGCCGATAGGCGGACATATGGTACATACCAAAGTGCCTCCACCCAAACCACGATAGGTTCGGCTCATAGTCCCGGCTGGTCGTGTAGCTGGTAACGTTACCATCTACGCCGATTTCGCTGGAATCGCTGTAGACCAGGGCCACATCTGGATGGCTCATCAGATACTGATACTGCATCGCCAAGGCATGGGGATACAGCATATCGTCCGTATCTAAATGCCCAACGAAATCCCCCTTGATATGGGCCATTGCAGCAGCCCGGTTACCAGGGGTCTTTAAGTTCCGTTCATTCTGGTAAACCCTTATTCGCTCATCTTTTTCTGCTAGCTTTTGGGCCAATTCATAGGTGCCATCGGTAGAACGATCATCATTGATCACCAATTCCCAGTTGGGATAGGTCTGCGCCTGGACACTTTCGATGGCAGCTTTGATGAATTGCACGTTGTTGTAGGCAATCATCATCACGGAAATCAGCGGCAAATTCATGTGGTAACGTTTCCAGAGAAGTTAATTTATACCAGTTATAACACACCTGTTGACACCACACAATTCATCAGGTACATTACACACTCAACCAACAGACAGGAGAAACATGAAACTCACAAACAAATACCATTGACATTCATAAATGTCACAGACCATAATGAATCTTTTTTAAAAAAGGAAGAGCCATGACGGGAAAACATTCTGTAACAAATTCTCGAATCCCAAAAAACTACAAACTTACAAAAGAATTTTTGGATTCTATTTTTGAATACAGAGACGGTGACTTGTATTGGAAGCTTGAAAAGGCAGGGACTATAGATGGAGGCGGCTATTGGCAGACAGGAATTAAAGGCAAGTATTTTAAAAATCATCGCTTGATATTTCTTATGCACCACGGCTATCTGCCCAATGTTATTGACCATATTGATGGCAATAGAACCAACAACAAAATTGAAAATTTGCGTGAAGCCACAAGAAGCCAAAACAATTGCAATACAAAAATTCCATCCAACAACACATCTGGCGTGAAGGGCGTTTCATGGGTAAGTAGATTAAAAAAATGGAGGGTAAGAATTTATGTAGAGAAAAAAATGCACCACTTGGGTTACTTCAATGATTTTGATGATGCCGTTAAAGCCTCAAAAAAAGCAAGGCAAAAACTCCATAAAAATTTTGCAAGGGAACAATAATGAAACTCACAAACAAATTTGGATTACCAGAAACTATAGTCAACGTTATACATCGGCCCACCTACAGCAAGGGGTCTGCAAACATATCAGCGACAGAACTGCTCAACAGCCCTCGTATCGTTCAACTCAAGCGCAAGCATTGGGATGAGATTGAGACTGATGCCAGCGAGATGGTCTGGTCACTGTTTGGCTCTGCAGTTCACAACATCTTGGAGCATGGTAAAGATACCCACCATATCGTTGAGGAGCGGATCTTCACTGAGTACGATGGTTGGAAGCTGAGCGGCGCGATTGACCTGCAAGAAGTTGAAGACGATGGAATCATCATCTCCGACTACAAGGTCACAGGCGCATGGTCAGTGATGAATGAGAAACAAGATTGGCACAACCAGCTAAACGTTTACGCATGGCTGGTGGAGAAGGTAAAGAATAAGCCTGTCAAGAAACTCCAAATCATTGCCATCGTGCGTGATTGGGTCGCTAGAGACACAGTAAAAGAAGGCTACCCATCATCCCCCATCGCTACGATTGACATCCCTCTGTGGCCGTTTATGCACCGTGAGGCATACGTAAAAGACAGGATCAACCTGCATAGCCACGCTTACTTTGAGAGCGAGACTCAAGGAGAAATCTCTGACTGCACACCAGAGGAAATGTGGGAAAAGCAAACAACCTATGCCGTCAAGAAAGTTGATGGTGTACGTGCCAAGAGTGTTCACAAGACACTGGAGGAGGCACAAGCTTCACTTAGCCAGCTTAAGGGCTATTCAATTGAAGTCAGACCGGGCGAACGAACACGCTGCGAAAAGTATTGTCAGGTCAACGGCTTCTGTTCTCAATACCAAAAATACCTGAAGGAAAAAAATGACAGTGTATAAAAAGCTGCAAGCAGCAAGACATGAGCTTTCAAAAGCCAACCTCAAGAAATCAGGATTGAATTCTTTTGGCGGCTGGAAATACTACGAACTGGGAGACTTTATTCCCACAGTGAACAAGATCTTTGATGAGAAGGGATTGTGTGGCGTGTTCTCCTTTGGGGAAGTGGCAACGTTAACAATCTTTGATTCAGAAACTGGTGATGGAGTCGTGTTCTCCACCCCTATCGTCTATGCCGAGAGCAACAAGGGACAACCTATCCAGTTGCTGGGCAGCACCCATTCTTATTTGCGCCGTTACCTTTGGTTGATGGCGATGGAGATTGTTGAGTCCGATGCGGTGGACGCTGAGAAGCAAGAGGAAAAGCCAGAGCCGGTGAAGGTCAAGGTCAAGCCACCAGCAAAGATCGCCGGAGCGGATAACCCCTGGCAGCTTTCAATCACAACAGATGAATCAGCAGGTCTGCAAGATTGGCTGAACATTGTTGTCGAGGCTACACGCATGGCACTGCGTCAGGCCAAATCAGAGAAAGATGTGCTGGACATCTTCAAGGTTAATCGGGTGATCTTTGATCGCCTGAAAGCAGAATCCGAAGAGGATCATGTCGCCATCCTGGGCGATTTCAAGAAACGCAAAGACGAACTGAAGGAGGAAAGCAATGGCACAGTACCCTAATTCTGGAAAACTATCGGCAAACAGGTACAAGGACGCACCCAACAAGCCCGACATGGTGGGCGAGTTGGTGATGGACAGATCTGCGCTGCGCACACTGTTGGAAGAAACTGATTCCGATGACATCGTGATCAAGCTGGGTGTGTGGAAGATGAGTGGTGAATACGGCGAATGGTTCCGTATGTCTTGGAACAACTACAAACCCAAGCCAAAGGACAACCCATATGTCCCGCCACGGCAGGAGAGGCCACGGCAGCAGGTTATTGATGACCAAGATATTCCTTTTTAGGAGAAAAACATGGTAAGAATATTTTCAGATGTAAACGGCACGGGCGATTATGTTATTCAAACAACGTCAATTGATGTAGATACATTTATCGCAGAGTTGGCCGAGGCAATGGACATTGCTTTAAAAAAATCAGACGATGGTGGATTGAGTGCCCTTGGGATACTTAAAAACGCCATGCCAATTGCATATAAATTGTCTGGGTATAAGGCAGAGACTGTTCAAGAGCAACGAACATTAGTTTGTGGAAACATTTCCCCAAATATGTGTGAGGTGGTATCAAGTGCAGGTCGCTGACCTTTGGTGGGCTGGCAAGGAAGAAGCCCTCTCAACCAAGCTGGACAAAATGGCACCGTCTTGCTTTCGCATGGATGATGTCTTCAAAGCCGCCTTGGTTAAAACAGCCGAACACCGGGACGGCGTTGGCTGGAAGACTGAGGTACTACAGCAGGATGCTGTTGCCGAATGTATGGTTTATTTTTCACAATGGAAGACAAGTATGGAAGCATCAATTGCAGCAACGGAATCCACCGTTAGAGCACAAGCATCGGTTGACAACCTAAAGAAAACACTTTTAGATTTTCGTGGATCAATCAAAAACGATTTATCTTCAATGAAAGCCGCAAGCGAAAGGGTACAGAACGAAGTTGTGCAGATGAGGGAAAAATACAAACAAGCACAAGACTTGTTGACCACGCCTGAATTTGTGAAAGCAATTGAAAACGCCGAACGCATGGCGTCTGCTTTGAAAGCAATCCAAGCATTGACAGAAACGAAAGTGAGTGTGGCTGTTTTCAGTGGCGGGAAAGAATGAAGACAAGTCAGTTTGAGGCCATCAAGGTAGCCATTAAACAAGACAAGACGGGGTATGTCCTTACCCTGTCTATCCATCCAGATGAGATTCCTGATGAAGTCCTGCGTGACTTTGTTGGGGCTAGGTATCAGGTGGTAATGGTTCGCTTGAACGGTGAAGAAAAGCCTATGGACAGGGAGCAAGACCTGCCAAAAGATTTGGTACAGCTTGCCGGGATCTTATGCAATGACCAGAAGTTTCACGATTGGTTATTCAGCTTAGGGTTCATTGAAGTACCAAACTCAACAGCATCAACGAACTGGATGCGATCAGAACTGGGGGTTCAATCCCGCGCAGAACTGAAAACAAATCCAGAAGCAGCAAAAACTTTATTGCATATAAACGAGGAATTCAAAGCATGGAAACGAAACGGCTAGTACCCTACTCAGTGCATCTGAGAGAGGACATTTATTTGAAACTAAAAGAGGCGGCAGGACAGCGCAAAGCAACGGCACTGGTTCGGGATGCCATCACATTAATCGTAGAGGGCGATGATGTGTTCAATGGCGGATACAACAAGGGGCTGCGAGATGCCATTGCCGTTATCCAAGAGAACGAAAGAGCCAGCAGCATCTCCGTAGATGGAGAGTCCATTGCTGACATTCTTTCCAAGCAGATTGAGGCCATGATTCTCAATCAAGCAGTGGGAGTCAAGAATGGCAAGAAAAAAATCTGAAGGCATTGAGTCTCTTGTCTCCAAGGTTGAGCCTGTATCCATTCAAGAAATCACAATGCTTGATTGGTATGCTGCCTTTGCCTTGATGGCAAGCACTCAGCCCCACGAGATAGCGGCAGAGTACGCATTCAATAGGGCCGAGGCCATGATGAAAGAAAGAGAGAAGAGAGTATGAAGAGTGCATTCCCCACCAACAACTGGCGGCAGATGACACCCATCTCCGAGGGGTACGATGAGGGTATGTTGCTGATGGATTACTTTGCAGCCAAGGTAATGCAAGCACTGGTCAGCGAGACAGGTATGACCATGCCTGACTTTGCAGCAACCGCCTATGACATGGCAGAAGACATGATAAAGGAAAGAAATGAACGACTTCAACGATTGGGCTAGTTACCTGCTGCGTGCAGAGATGAGCATGAGAATGCTCAACGACAAACTGCTGCATAAACATTACGAGGGGATTGATCGGCTAGTCGATAGCATCATCGATGATCTGATCAAGACCAAGATATGGACGGCGCACGAGAAGAACAAGATTGAATAACAATCTCACCGCCAAGCAGAAGGCGCACATAGGCAGAGTGAAGATGCTTCCCTGCTCTGTCTGTGACGCGCCAGCACCGTCTGATGCTCACCACATAGAACAATCGTTGCAGTATTGCGTAGTGGCCCTATGCAAAGACTGCCACCAGGGTTCTATGATGGGGTGGCACGGGCAGAAAAGAATGTGGAAGATCAAGAAAATGGAAGAGCTTGACGCCCTAAACGTTACCATCGAAAGGCTGTTAGATGTACGTGATTAGTAGCTCTGGCGGCAACGATAGCGTTGCAATGATTCAGTGGGCAATAGAGCAAAAGCTGCCCGATGTCCATGTAACGTTCTGCGACACAGGCTGGTCTGCCCCCGGCTGGATGGTTCGTATCGATAAAGTACACGCCTACGCCGAGGCGCACGGCATGAAAACACACATCGTCAAAAGCATTGGGATGCACGACCTTGTGCGCACAAAGAAGGGCTTCCCAGGTAACGCCCAGCAATTCTGCACCGCACACCTCAAAGGCGTACCGTTCTTAGAATGGATTGATGAGGAAGACAAAGAGTGCAAGGCCGTGGTCATGGTGGGTAAGCGCAGGGCCGAGAGCGAGGCCCGTAAGGCTACGCCACAGTTTGTGTACGGCTCAGACTACCACGGCGGCAGAACCCTTTGGCACCCTCTCTACCTACACACAGATGCAGACAGGAATAAACTGCTTAGCCGGTCTGGGTTTGAAGCGTTACCGCACAGATCACTTGAGTGCAACCCATGTGTGAATGCAAATCGATCAGACTTCCTGCGCCTAACACCTGGAGAGATTGAGCGGGTCAATGAGCTTGAGGTAGAGATAGGCAAGCCCATGTTTAGGCCAAAGCGATTCAGCGCCCTGGGCATCTATGGCGTCATTGCCTGGGCAAAAGACGGAAGAGATCGTGGAGACTTTGCCGAAGAGGATGCTCAATGCTCATCACTCTTTGGCTGCGGTCTATAGTGGAAACGTTTCCACTACTTCATCGACTTGCGGGTTTCTTCAGCCTGCTCAGCCATCATTGAAATCAATTCTTTGAGGCGGTCAATCTCTTCACGCTTGGTAGCGCCGTCCATAGAGGTGTCGTTTGTAACCATGCGGATCTGCAAGCGCACCTTAGCCATGTTCTTTGCCGTCTTGTCATAGAACTTGGCTAGGCCAATCTTGTCTTGCTTCTCTTCAAGGATCTTGAGTACCTTAGCGGAGTCACCGATCTCTGCATAGTGCCGCATATCAGCATACGCCTGACTGATCTCTTTGTTGTTCTCATAGAAAGCAGTGGCGTATTTGGATTGATTCGATGGCAGCGACTTGATGAATCCAACACTCACCTTGTCCACCCACTTGGTATCAGGATAAGCGCCATCTTTGAACGGCATGACGGCATAGTGCGATGACTCTGCAATCGTGCCGCCCAGCCAGCCAAAGTAAGCCTTGATGGCATAGTCCACCTGCACAGGAGACAGCCCCTCACCAGGAACCACCACCTTGGTCAAGCCACCCAGGGCGATAGCCAACGGGCTTGTGGTGTCTGTTGCACGTTCTTGCTTGGACAAGCGCTCCATGCCGGTAGACTCAATCGGCGCACCAGTGAATGAATCTTTGTTGGCATACAGATCCACCAGCGGCTTCACAAACTGAGGCAGGTTGACCGCAAAGGTGTCCGTAATCATTCTCTTCAATGACTGCTCAAACTGCTTGCCCTCTGCGCCTTGGTCAAAGATCTGCTCAGCCGTGCGCTCTGCCAACGTACCAAATGCACCGATCTCAAAAGGTTTGGGTATGCGCAGCGCATATTCCATTCCAGGCAGCTTGAACCACCAGAAGTTATCCCGATCCCACTCATCCCGCTTCTTAAACTCTTCATCGTCCTTGAACGCAAAGTACAAGGCCAAGGATGCAAAGCACACAGCGCCGGTAACGATTCCAAAGGACTCAGCTTTTTGCCTGTCCGTTTGCTCAATCGGCTTACCAGTGATGGAGTTATAGAACACCCGAACAGTAGGATTGATGCCGTCTTTGCCCAGCTTGTACAGACCTTGTGTGCGGGCATTCAAGAATGGAATCACTTGAGTCAGCAGGCGGAAGGCAGGCCATGAGCCTTGCATAGAGAAGTCAAGCAAATCTCTGGCGTAGTATGAAGCTTCAAGGTGCCCATAACCCTTGTCCTTCATCTGTTGATACAGCGCCATGCGGTTTGCAGATTCAGACTTGTTGCCAAACTCTTGGTACTTATCCCATGCCTTTTTAAGTTGGGTCTTAATCTTTGCAGGTGTATCCAGAATGTGTTCTTCTTTGACGCCCATCTTGATCAGCCGCTTCACCAGCGCAGCCTGATCTCCCTCAACGATGGAGCCAAAGTTAAACAAAGCGCCGCCAGCCAAGGCAGACATATGGGCAGGATTGTTCTTGTTGCTCAAAGCCCAGCCGTTAACCACGTTGGCAAATGGATTCTTCTTCAGGTCACTGACAGCCATCGCAGAGATGGAGTCGCGGAACAAGTTGCGGATCTTGAACGCAGGAGAAATGGTCACGCCAAACTGGAGGACGTTCTTGAATCCTCTAGCCACATCCAAGAACTTGGACTTTGGCCCCATGTATCCAATGGAAGTAATTGAATCCAGCAGCAAAGGATCAAGCACTTGGTAATACACAGGCTGACCATCGACCATCGCCTTAACTGTTCCCTTGCCGGATTCAGTCATCCACGACTTGACAGATCCATCGCCGACCATTTCATCATTGCTGCGGTAGTAAACCTTACCGTCAATGATGTAGTACGGCACTTTGAGGTTTGGCTCTGCGCCGCCCAGCTTTTCGGCAGCAGTAAGCGAAGCGGCAGCAGCCTGATTCTTCATGGAAGCAGACAGGATGTGACTCCAGTTACGCAGAGTGTTTTCCATCAGATCGGCAAACGGGCTGACACCACCCTCCAAAGCTTTGGAGAAGTGCTGGTTTGACAAGCCGCTAGAAGTCATTACCTTGGAAACGTCACCATCTTCCATCTCACGATAGAACGGGATGTAGTTGATGTCAGCAATGAAACGCTCATAGCCGATTGGGTTCTTTTGCAATTCCTCAATCTGGGCCTCAAGCTCTTCAATCTCTTTTTCTCTCTTGGCATCAGACAGGTTTTCATTGTTCTGAGCAACATTGATGCGATCACGCAGCCTGTCAATTGCGTTAGCCGTAGAGTCAATCAGCCCAGCGTCCAGGGCCACCTTCAGCACAGAACGGTTTAGTTTGTTCATCTCCGTGCGCACAGCTTTATAGACCTGCTCACGAGGCTTGCCGTCTATCTCTCCGGCGCTAAGCTCATCCCTGCGGCTAACAAGCTCATCCAGGTTGTCAATGTTGGATCGTTTGTTCGCGGGCAGATCGGCTTCACGATTCAAGGCAACCCACATCTGGTAACGATCCACCTCATTGCCCAGAGGCTTCAAGACTTCAATCATGCCCTTGGTATCAGGTTTGATATTCAGTGCGCCACCGTCATTGAATACTTGACCAAAGAACATTAGACCTTCAAGAGCGCCGTCTACAGTTTTGGACATACGAGCAAGAATATAAGCGTCTTCGCTGTACTCTTTAATGGTGCGGAACTGATCAGCAATACCTTGGGAAAGGCGCTGCCAGAAGCGATCCTGCATCTCTTCAATGCGCTCAACGATTGTCTTCCTCTGAGGAGCAAAGATAGGATTGGCCTTCTCCAAAAAGTCGGGCGGCACATCTTGGAAGCTGGTGGGCGACAGAGGCTTGCGCTTTTGCAGAGCAGCAGAAGCCTTGGCTTTTAATTTGTCGCCCAAGCTCTCCTCTTCAACCTGTTCTTCGCCCACGCTCTCATAAAGGAATTCTTCCCTGGGCGCATACTTGACATTCTTTGCCAAGACAAAACGACCCACCTGCAATACCTCATCGGCAGACACAACAGGCTTGGTGTTTGATCTATCGTAGAAGAATGAATGGCGCAACGGATCCAGGCTAACCTGTGACCACGCAGGATCTTTCATCTTTTCTTTGACCATCTTGAAGATTTCATCTGGCGTCATATTGACCCAGGTTCCCTCAATGGTTTGCTGCGGTGCTTTTTGTCCTGCACGCCCTTCTTTCATTTGAGCAATGCCAAACGCCTTCTCTTCAGAACGGATGGCAAACACAGCATTCTTTAAAAATCCAGCCGACTTGTAGCTGATATTCTTTCCAGCCGCCGCATTGGTTGCGGGCTTGCCTTCGTGAATAGACACTACGCTGCCATTAACTCCGTTGGCTCTTCCCCACTCCAACGCAGGGATGTCCATTCGCAAGCCAACTTTTGTGCCGTCTGCAATAGGGGCATTAACAAGCTTAGGATCTTTTTTCTGAGGAATCTGGTGTACCAAGATTTCCCTCATGAGCGCCTCAACAATAGGAATTTCTAGCTTGTCACCAAGTATTTCTCTGATGGGCATATAGTAATTTACATACTCATCATACTGTTGCTTGGTAATGTTTCCAGCCTTTAGCTCACGCGCAGCAAGCACAACCTGTTCATTGCGGCCTTCTTTTAGCTTGAATCCCTTGGGCGCAGTTAGCTTGGGAGGAGCTTTAGCAACAGGCTTTGCTGCTGCCGGTGGCGCAACCTTCTTCGTGCCAATGCTGCGACCAATAGCCTTCTCGGTTACCTCTGTGGGGGTTTCTAGCAATGTATCTGCCGCTCTGACCACCGCATCCAAAGCGGTTTCATATTGCGCATCTATACCCAGGAACTTCCTGAATATCTCTACCAATCGGGTCAAAGCATTGGTGTTGCCAACCTTTACAGTTTTAAGGTAGTCCTGAAAATCTGGATAAGTTAAACCCCATGAAATTAATTCTTTGACGTTCTGAACGGTGTTGGCACCCTGAGCAATTGCGTCAAAAATTGGATGCTGTTTACCCGCCCTTTTGTCGGCGGCAATCTGCTTTTTTACTTTATCAAGCACAACAGTTAAGTCGTTGTACTCTTTTCCCCGTGCGCTCAGCAAAGGAACGGTGGCAGCATGAAGCAATTCATGCAAGATGGTGATGTATCTTGTGCCCGTACCTCTATGCGCTTTGCCATTTTTTAATCCGGCAAATTTTAAATTACCAGCGCTTAAATTAATTGCGTAACTAAATATGCCACGGTAACTTAAGTCATCTCGGTTTAAAACGGTAACAGGTTTATTGAAAAAATTCCTGTCATCAAGCTCTTTAATTCGAACCAAGACCTTTTCTGCAACAGCTTTTGCCGCACTGTTTGGCGCATTGTCCACAGCCCATTGAGCAAGCTGAGTAGCGGTCATGCCCTTTATCTCTGCGGCAATTTCCTCCATTGACTTCTTGGCAACAAAGTCTTTTGGCTCCGGCAGCGCCGGGGGAAGGCCCGCATCTACTGTTGGTTTTTCTTCTTTTGGAGGGATTTTTTTAATACCGTCAGTCTTTCTTTGGGGTTTAATGACTGAAGAATTCTTAATAGCATCTGCTTGTTCAATTTCGGCTTGGGCGATAAGTTCGTTGATTTCATCTTGGGTAAATCCTTCGCTGATGTATGTTGCAATTTCGTCTATGGTGTACTGATTTTCACCAATGGTGTATGACTGCGATCCGCTTGTTGCAGCAAACAAAGCGTTGCGATATGCACCATTAAATTCTTCAATAGATGCACTAGGCAGGCTGTCGCTTAATTCTTCTCTCAGGCGATCAATATCTACGCCAGCAGAACGAGCTTCTTCCTCAAGATCTTTCAAGCTTACTTCGGTAAGATCTTCTTTTGGCTGCTCGGCCATCTCTCCAAGCTCTAAGTTTGTGCTTGGAACAGCTTTTAGCTTTTCAAGCTGATCCTGTATCTCTGCTTTTTTATTTTGTGCAGCCTCTATCTTTGCGGCGGCTTCTTCGGTTCTATAGTCCCCATTGCGCAGCTTCTCTGCAATATGTTCTATCGCTGCCTGGGCATCAAAGTTTTCATTGTCGGAGCGGTTTTCCGTTGGCAAAAACGCATCCAGCGCACCATCGGCCACTAAGTCTTCCAAGAGAACGCCTTGCCCGCTAGCGCTGTACAGCTGACGCAAACTCTTTTTGTCTTTGTCAATATCGGCCAAAGAGAATGCGCCGGGCCGCTCCACAAGCGTTCCCTTGAGCATGCTAAACAGGCTTCCCTTTTCAGCCTGCGCCTCTTTTATTTCCTTGTTTACCTCAACCAAAGCAGCCTGCACTTCTTTTATTTCTTGCTTTTCTTCTGGGGTAAATTCGACCTTTTCTACACCCCTGGGTTTTGTTTGCTCAGTCTCAATAGGAACAAACTCAGGCGCTTCTGGCTCCACGGGCGCAGCAGCCTGCGGCTCAGGAGGTGTAGCGGCAGGGGGCGCTTCCGCAGGTGGTAACGTTTCCACGCCGGTTGGCGCAGCGGCACTAGGAACCTCGGTTTGTGAGGGTATACCCTGATCGACAGGTGGTAACGTTTCCACGGCAGCAGGCACGCCCGGTGCTATTTCTGTGGGCGGCGCAGCAGGTGGCGGCGGAGGTGTGCCTTGACCAGCGGGTGGGGCGGCAGGTGGTAACGTTTCCACCTTGGCCTCTGGACGCCGTGCAGCACCAGCAATGGCACCCATGCCACCGCCACCAATAGCAGCCATACCAGCGGCCTGACCAACGCCAGCAAACAGATCCTGCTCAGGGTTGACCTCACGCATAGCCAAATTCTGAGAGAACTTGCCGCCACCCTCTTCAACCATCTCGCTTACGGACTCGCCCAAAGCGCCTTTACCGGCACCCAGAATGCGACCAGTTTTCCCTGGGACTCCAGCAAATGCCTCTTCCAAAGTACGTGCGCCGGGAAGTCTCTGGGCCAACAGTGAGATCAAAGCGCCAGACGCACCAGCAGCCCTAGCTAATCCCAAAGCTTTCTGAGCAGCTTCCGGCTCAGACATACCCTTGGCTATCGCCTCTTTGTAGATGTCTTCATAGGCACCAGCGCCTATATCAGCACCCTGCTGTACGGCGCCAGTACCAACAGCAGCCTTGACACCAAGCTCACCGGCTTTCTTGGCCGCGATCTGCTTAGCCGCCACCTGGGCAGCTTCTTTGGCAGCGCCGCTAGCCACCAATGCAGCAGCTTCACGGGCAGTAATACCAGCAGCAGTAAGTGCAGCAGTGCCGCCACCCGTTAACAAGGCTGGAATAATCTGTGGAATCTGCTCCACCAAGAAGCCAACAAGCAAGGCTGGGTCTTTGACAGTCTCGCCAAAAGCCGTAACACCGGCAGCAATCTGCCCGGTCTTTTCAGCTTCTTGTACCTTCTGCGCCCTGGCTTCTTCTTTAGCCTTGAGCGCCGGGGACAGCATCTCTTCCCCATACTTCTTGATGTCTTCACCAGCCCCCAACAGACCAGTTTTAGAGAAGTCTCCAGTAGCCAAGCCATACAACTGACCCGGTAACTGTACCAACGAACCAATGCCAGAAACAAACTTGCCGCCTACGTCCTTGGCAGCTTCACCATATGTCCTTTGAGGAATAGGCTTGGCTGTAGAAACCGCTTCTTCTTGGACAACAGGCGCTTCTACGCCATACTTTTGCCGGATGGCAAAGCGGGTTGCATCATTTGCCTGGGAATAGTTGGGATCCTGTGACGCATACTTATTAAAAATGGCTTGCTTGGTAGCAAAGTTTGCATTTACATAATTTGGGTCAGCAAGAACTTCTTGTAAAGTGGGCATGGCTTACTTCAGCAAGGGATTGGATGTGTCTACTTTACCAGTGGGGCCACCTAGCGTATTCCTTCCAGAAGTTGCCATTCTTTCATCAACTTTTTTCTTCATATACGCCTCTACGTCAAAGGGCACACCAGACTCTTTGGCTTTTTTCTGAGCTTCACTTATTTCCTTCATGTACACCCCAGCCGCCATGTTTTGTCTGACATTATCTTCGGCTTGGTCGCGGGTCATTTCACCCTTAAATCCACCCGTAAGAGCCCGCACACGCTCATAAGCCTCAGTTGGACTCAGACCTGCTGCAACGTAGTTGGCAATAGCAACGGAATCAATGGACGCCGATGGCGTGCTGTGCAATCTAACTCGCATATCACGATCAAGTCGAGCAATTCTTTCTTGCGTATCTTTGCTCATCTGCGCAATTTTTTCATTGGAATTAATCAAAAGAGTTTGACGAGCCATATCGTTCTTTGCTCTTTCTTTTTCTGTTTCCAAAGAAGCAAGACCTTGCGTTTGTGCAGAGTACATCTGACCGCCAACAGTACCGGCCAAACCTCTTTGTCGAGCTTGCTCAGTTGTCATGCCGGTAGCAGCAGCCATTGCCTCTTCACGTTGCGCTTTGTCAAGGCCACCATACAACTCATTCAAACGGCGTTTCTGCGCAATATCAGCAGCTTGCTCTGCCGCTTGTGACTGCAAATAAGCAGGGGCTGCACCACCCAGACCGCCCTGACCCATGCCGCTTAACACGGCAAGCGCTCTGTTTAGGTTACGATCTTTGAGCATTCCCTTGTATTGCTCTTCTTCTTGAGCCAAGCGCCTCCGCTGCTCTTCGCCGTACTCACCTTTCACTCCAGCCATCTGTTGGGCTTGCAATCGGTCTGCATTGATTTGAGATAACTGTTGAGGCGTCAACACCGACATTGCAGCTTTTCTAGCAGCTGGATCGGACAAGATCTCTTGCAGGTTCAATGGCTTCTCAGCAGCAGGTGGTGCTGGCATAAGATCAGCCAAAGACGGTACTGCTGTAGCAGCTTCAAGCCTGCGCCGCTTCTCTTCTTCAGTCTCTTGGACTACGGGCACTTGATTGCCTTCAGCAAAGGCAATGATTCCACCGCTGCCAAACTTAAACATATCATCTCGCACCGGCAGACGTGCAATACCACCACTTGCCGCAGCAAACTCAGGCTGCTCTTCTTCCTGCATGGACGGCTGAGGTGTGCCAGGAGGCACGGGCATAGGCTGCTGCTGAGACTGCTGAGCCATTTGCTGTTGGGCCATTTCCTGCTGCTTAGCCTGAAGGGCCATCAGTCCAGCTTTCTGCTCAACCTGCTCCTTAACAGTAGGCTGTTTACCTTGTGCAGCTTGCTGACTCGCAGCCATCCTTTGCTGCATAACCTCTCTGCGCTGCATCTCGCCCGTAGCCATGTAGGCAGGAACCATTGGATCCTTGCCGTTGGCATACTCCATTAGCTTCTGAACAGGAACGTCTTTTAAATGCTCATTGATTTGTACGAGATTCATATCTTTCCCTTAGAGACTTAGCGGGTTGGAGTGGGAGTAGCAACTGTTGTTGGAGTAGGCGTAGGCGAAACCTGACCCAAAGCCTCCAGCGATTTGTACAGCGCAGTAAGACCGGCAATCTGGCTGCTAATCTTTGCAATGTCGCCCTGCATATTCGTGGTTTCACTCGTTGTAATGGGCAGGCCCGCAAGCAAGTTTTTCTGGAACTGCACCTTCTGGAACGGATCTTCCCGCTCTTCTTCAAACTGCTTCTTGTCAGCCGTAAGACCTTGCTGCTCAATGTCACGCTGAACCGCGCCAGCTGCACCCAGCTTATCAAGGCTAGTAAGACCGAAATTAGCACCGAACTGCCGTGATGCTTCTGTACTCTGACCAGCCTGCAACTCACGATTTTGATCAGCATTGAACTGGGCCATAGCCTTGTCGTAGGCCGTACTGTATCCCTGACCCAGAGCCGCTTGCATCTTATCCAAGACGTTACGCTCACCTTCAGTTTTTGACAGGGCCGAACCGGAACTGCCAAATGCACCCATCTTGGTAGCTTGAGCTTGATTTGCCCGGTTGGTAATCTGTCCCTGACGGCGCAACTCTTCCAATTGCGGATTGAGTGCAACATTAAGAAATGGATTCATGTACGCCTGGGCAGCGTTGGTATCAAAGATGCCGCCCTTAAATTGCGTAGGCGTATATCCCGTTGTAGCCACATCAGACAGACCGGCAAATTGCTGCTGCTGAAGGTCAGAGGCACCGGCAGTAAGCGGCCCTTTGTACCCTTGATATGGTGTGTTGGCTAGAGCCTGACCCTTGCCAAGATAGTCAGACACCATCGGCCCCGCCCAAGTAGAAAGACCTTGAGCAGTAGATGTACCTTGCGAGGTTATGGTGGGAGTCGGGACACCCGTTCCTGCTGGGCCTCCGCCTTGAAACTTAGCCACTCCACCGGCAGAAAAGCCAACCTCGCCCCCTGGCATGAACTTATTGGGGTTGATTTTCTTGCCCTGTTCGGGGTTCCCAGTGCGTGCTTTGCGAACCCGAGACATCATTTCATACAACTTTTTGGCCCCGGCATCAGAGTTTCCATTGCCAAGGTGGGAAACGACATCAGCAGGAATCACAAACTCTCCATGACTCAAGGCAGCTTTTTGCTTCCCATCGATAGAAGAAGGGATCTTGTCAGCCATGCCGTCTGTTTCACCTTGTAGATACCTAGCCACGCCACCACGGGCAAACTGTGCTGGCATCAATGCAGCTACGCCGGAAGCTGGCTCACTGGTAACGTTACCAGTAGGAGTGGTAGTGGGTGTGGGTTCATATGCCATCCTAAACTTGCCCGCATACGGGTTAACCGATGGCGATGGAGCAGGTCTATACCCAGACAAAATGCCTTGCGCCTGGGTGGCGGCAGCAGTATTTGCAGCCTCTACACCGCCTGGGGTAACAAATTGTGTGTCAGTAAAGTAGCTCCGCCCAGCTGAACCAGGGACGCGATAAGGATCGTTGTATTCAACCTGTTTCCGCACGGCGGTATAGGTTGGGATGCTGCCCTGATATGAGTTTGATTGCGGCCTATCACCACCCTGCAAAGCCTTAAGGGCCGTAGCAGCGGTACCAATACCAGCTACGTTAAACTTTTTTGTCTGAGGATCGTACAGATAGTTTTTAATGAACGAACCGGCAGCAGATCCAAGAGTGTTGATAGCATCTTGAACAAGTTGCATACCTGTTGGATTTTGAACAACAGCTTGCGCCTCATTTATGAGGGCTAAGTTAGCCGGATTATTGTAAAAATCTAGGTAATTTTGATATTGCGCCGCCTTATCTGCCGCCGATGTGTCTACGTCAACCGTAGACCAATCAAAATCTGGGGGGACATATAAATCGCCAAAGTCAATTGAATCACTCATATCATCTTCCTTCTAAGATTCTCAGGATTTCATCCATAGTAACTTCTTCCTGGGGAAAAAGCGCATTCATATAGCCGCCCTGGGCAATTTTAACTACCCTCGGCTGATCTTGGGTATCTTTTTTCTCTGGCGTTGGAAAGCTAAAGAACCCCACATTTAGGGGATCTCTAAAGTCAAGTACGTTTGATGCCTCTACCACGGGTGGCGTTGTCGGTGCCGCAACAGCAGGGGATCCCGCCATCATTGCCGCTATCAATTTGTCCGCAGCCGTTTGTTGACGAGTTTTAAGCTTTGGCGCAGGAGTAGGCGTAGGGGTCGGCGTTGGTGTCGGCGTGGGAGTCGGCGTTGGTGTCGGCGTGGGAGTCGGCGTTGGTTCCGGCGTAACAACAGGCGTAGGGCTAGGCTCCGGCGTAACAACAGGCGTAGGCGTTGGTGTAGGTGTTGGTGTAGGTGTGGGACTAGGACTAGGACTAGGACTAGGACTGGGCTCAGGCGTGGGGCTGGGGCTAGGGCTAGGCTCAGGCTCAGGCGTGGGCTTAGCAGTAGGTTCCGGCGTGACTGTAGGCGTGACTGTAGGTGAAGTCGTGGGCGCAGCTGTGGGTGTGGGTGTAGTCGTAGCTATTTGAGGCGCAATCGTTTTGGCAGTCAAATCCATCTTAATGGTTTGATTTGGATTTACATCATATGGAAGCGTTACCGTTTCCTTTTTGCCATCGTCATGCGCAATCACAGCTTTCTTTGTTGCAGGGTCATAAGACACAACAACAAAGTCCTCAAACCCAGTTAGAAACTCATCTCCGCCTACGTTTATGTCTGGAATGACTTTCTCTGGTTGTTGATCCAAAATTGTTTGTCTTGGTATAGAGCTATCATTTTTAAAAGTAAGAGGATCTTCTGTTTGAATAATAATATTGTCATCAGCCCCTGGGCGTGAAATATTAATGAGGTCTGTTGACCGCATGGTTTCAGGGTTGGCAGCCTTAAACAATGGTTCACCACCACCATTTATGTAATCAAACAATGCTTTATTTTCATTTTTTAATGTTGCCGCTTGTTGTGTATTTATGTTTAGTACATCAGCAACACGTTGCACATCAGGCGTAACAGGCACTGATGATGGAATATATTCTTCTCCACCTATAAATTTAGGCGTTGTTATTTTTGGTGTAGTAGTTATTAGTCTAGGGTCTGTTTCCGCAAATTTTGTTCTTGCAGACTCAGCCGTACCGGGGTCGCCACCTGTTGTTGGTATTTTTGCAATTAAAGGATTTGATAGGCTAATAGGATTATTAGGATTTTCAGGAACCACAGAGGCTCCCTGCAAAAATGCCAACGCACCTGCGCCGCCAAAAATACCAGAACCAATAACAGCGTCTTTTACTTTTTGACTAAAAGTTGCCGCTTCACGTAATGCAGTTTGCCCCGCCTGAGTTGACGCCAATCTGGCTAACAAAGCCTGTGTCTGTGCTGATGCAGCACTTCCTAGAGCAGAGGCGGATCCTGTAAATGCAAGCTTGTCATCGCCTATACCTTCTAATTCGCTTATGATTTGTTGAGCTTCATTGCTTATAAGCAAATTAGGCGATAAATCAGCATCCATAAACCTAAGAAGCGTGTCATACGCAGACTGGGTCGTAAGTGTTTGAGACTCTGGCCGTTCGCCAACAAACTTTTGCACCTCGGCATCAGTAGGATCTCTGCCAAGCACACCCTTCAAAAAGTCTTTAGCTTCACTTCTATCTGTTACCAGAGGATCTAATTGAGCATTTATTGCCGCAATCGTTGTAGCCTCGTCCCGTGGGCCAACAAAATTCTGCAACCCCTTCATTTCATCAGCGCTTGGATCCCTGCCGTACACAGCTTTAAATTGCGCCCTTACCTCATCAGCATCGGTGTAAAAAGGGTCGGCTACTTTTTCTCTAAACTTTTCATCAGAGATTCCTGCTTGCCCCCAAATCGTGTCTGGATTTGGCGCGACCTTAGATAAGCCCTTTTCGGCCTTAAGCATTTCAATTGCATCGGTCAATTCAACTAAGCCGTTGCCATCGTAGTCGTATTTTTTATCCTTATCTTCAGGTTTTTTATCATTGGTAACTTCGCGCAGAACCTCTTGAGCGTCTGCGGTTGTCGGGATGTTTGCAATATATTGTTTAATTTCCTCTGGGGTGGCATCTCTTCCAGTAACTTCTTTAAAGATGTCAGATTTGTTTTGCCAATCTTGATACTCGGCTTTGGTGTCAAGGCCCAAAGTTGTTGCCGTTTTGTATTCACCGGGCGATTCAAATCCAGATATGGTGGCAGCGGCTTTCTCTGCATCGCCATTCCAGCCCTCATTGCGGGCTAACGCATCACGATACTCACCAGCATCTAATATGTTTAGCCTTGCAGCATCTTGCTTCTGTGACCAGCTTACCCAATCTTCGTCCCTTGCAAAAGCATCAAGTTCTTTTTGTGGGATCTTGTAATCGTTACCATCCAGGGTATACGTGTCAAAGCCATTCTGAAGAGAAAACTCCTTCTTGGTTTGGCCCATATTTTCATAGGCTTTGTTGCTTACTTCTTTAGGAGTTGCATACCAAATAACTTTGTTTAGCTCTTCAGGTGTTGCATCTCTGCCAAATTCTTTTTGGTAGTAATTATTTGCATCTACGCCGTTTTTAATGGCTTGCAAACCAGCAGTCGTGGCGGCAACCAAGGCAGCTTTAGTTGGGTCTTGCCCGTTCAATTTGGCGGACACTGTGGCAGTGAAGACCCTTTGAACGCTTGTCGGAAGTTGTGCAAATCCATCGATCCTGCCAGCTATTGACCCAATGGCTCCACCAACACCGCTGGCTACCATTGCCTTGACAGGATCAGCCCCGGTCAACCCAGCAACAACCGCACTGCCAACTGCGTTACCAACAATGCCGTTTGCAATAGTGCCAAGATCTAAAGCTCCGCCAATAGCGCTTCCTACCGCGCCAGCAACCACTGGAGTGAGAAAAATTGTGCCAATGGTTGTGGCGGCTCTATTCCAATCTCCAGTGATCAAACCCTGACCAGCAGCTTGCCCCATAAGATAAGCAGAACCCGTTCCAGGGCCAGCAAATATATCAAGCAATACTGGCGTTAATGGCCCAAGTCCCTGCAAAGCCTCGCGAGCTAATTTAGAAAAGGGATCGTTATTTTGATAGTATTTGTAAGGCCCGTACCCAACTTGACGCCCATCTTTTGTTATAAAGTCTTGCCGGAGTCTTTTTTGATCACCAAGGGCGTCGATTGCTGTTGGCTGTGTAATATACGAAAGAGTCTCACCAAGACCAAAACTTGCATCAGGAAATCCAAGGCCAACGAGAGGCGGGTCATTTGGGCCAATTTTGTATTGGCTCCATTGAAGTAAATTTAATTTATTAAACTCATCTACAGGCCAAGCAAACCCCTTGCTTCCAATAGAGGTTGGAAGCTGCCCCTCTGGCATAGTAATTTGAGCGGCATTTTTAAAAGTATTGGGATCAAGAAATTTTTGTGTATATATTTGATTCCCGTCAATTACTCTGCCTTTATTGACATAATCTTCTGGAATATATGCATATTCTTTTCCGTCAACGCCATAAATAAAAACCTGCGGAACCGTTTGACCCTTTACCCAATATCCCCATCTTGGTTGATTATTTGGTATTGAGTAGTCAGTATTTAAAAACTTGGCGTTTTCTGCTGCTTGTTCTTCTGGTGTTGCCATATCAACCAACCTTCCAATTTGTGCCGTCTGAATACACGGGGGTAGCCACTGCCCCACCTGTCACCACGGTTGCCCCAAACACTGGAGCCAAAGCATCAGATACAAAAGCTCTAGCCCCCTTACCGCTGGTAACTGCACTTGGTAACGTTACCACCGTGTAGACAGTGGTTGAAATTGTGTTGAGTGTCGTTGCATTAAGCTGAGCAAAGAGACTGTCCAGGCGGTTGAAGTACAGCCTCAAAACGTTGTTTAGCTGATCTTGATACGGGCGGTTGTATTCCTCAGTAGCAAGCGGCAAAGCTGGCGCTGCTACCTTATTGAGTGCAAAATCAGATGTGACGATTAAAGTCATCTACGTCCATCCTGGCGGATGTCGATACGTGGTGAGCCAAGCTGCCAAGTCACACCTGCCGCCGTAGATCTAACCTCCATAGCTATCTGCCTCCCTCTCACCCGAGTATAGATCTGCCCGGTAAATTCCTCTATAGGGAGAATGGCCGTTCTGGTGACAGTAGCATTGTTTTCTCCGCCCACCGATGCTGGAGTGTTATACCCAGAGCCTGAGTTTTGCATGGGTTTGAGATACATCGTCACTTGTGGGCTAGCCGCAGTCGATCCCCTGAACGTAATGTCAGGCAGCACACGCCAAATAAACCCAAACCTATCCCCATCTTCCAAGTCAATCTCAGCAGATGTGATAAAAGCCTCAATTGGTAACGTTACCGCCGTAGTGTTATCGTCTACGCCTTGCTCGTGGTTCACGATGTTGTAGTCGTAGGTGGCAGCAAGGGGATAGTCTCGCAGACCGCTATCCAGCCAAGCCGTTCTAGCCATTGAGCCGTAGTACCAGCAGCCTTGACCCTGGTTTTCTGCGTAGTTGAAGACCACGTAGCTGTCAATATTTTTGCTTGTGCCAGAGCAATAGAACCACCAAATCTCATTAAAACCCTCGTTTGTTCCTGCAAGAACCTGGGTAAATTGAGATTTATTGATGGTTGAAAACACGTATTGGCGCAAATCGCAATTCTGTGTCTGGGTTCTACCATCGTATTTGTAGAACTTATCCACACCCATCCAGTACGCCACGCCGTTAGCGTAAGCAACAGCGTTTTCTGATGCAATAGAAATGTTATCGCCAACAATTTGTGGAGCCCATACATTAGGGGCTCCCACATACTGTAGAGAATAAAGAGATGAATCAGTCCACACCAAGATTTCTTGACGGGCCTGCATGGCTGTAATAATCTGTGACCCGTGCGAAAGGTAAGTAAATCCAGCATCGACAGTGGGGCTTGGCGTCCAATTGAAAGGATCTCCCTGGTCTGACCAGCGGATAATCATTGGATTAAACGTGGCAGATCCGTACTCCGTGGCCCCGAAAGCAAACACAAATCGGCTGGAATCAGATACCAATATGTAATTTTGGGCAATCGGAACATCTGTTGCGCCACCGTAATCTGCCAAATCTATGGCTCTAGAAGAAATCTTGTGAACCCCTGATTGTGATCCGGTGGTGGCTATGGCAGATCCACCGTAGGTAGCAGACAAATTACACGAGGTTCCCGATGAATTGATGACGTAGTACACCTGCCCCACGTTCAATCCAGTAGGCAGCGCACCCGTTGTAGTCAGCACAATTGCCATCCCATCAGCCAATGTAATGGATGTAGACAGCACTCCCGGCGTAGCAATCGTCACGGTGAATGTCGTGCCTGTCAATCCAAATGAGGCATCCCAATAGTAAATACTACCGCCGCTTGGGCCAAAAATCAGATCTTCGCCAAAGTTACTTTGACTCCATACACGGAACGTTTGCTGCGATTCTGTTCCATTTCCCCAGGTTCCAGACCCCCACGTTCCTGCACCCCACCCAACAACCGCAGCAGCATATGAAGCGCCCGTAGCTATTTGATAAGCAGCCCGAACAGTGCCTCCGCCCGTAGCAGTAGAAGAAGCCTTAGCCGTTACCGTGCAAATCCCTGATTGAGTTGAGCCTGTGGTATTAATTGCAGCCCCGCCAGAGGTCAAAGACAGGCTGAATGTATAGTCCGATGTAGCAACAACATAATAGGTTGTTCCTGCCACAAAAGGGTAAGGCAGTGTACCCGTAGTGGATAACGTTACCTGAACATTGTTGGCAAGCTGAAACTGAGTTGTAAAAATGGCGCTACCAGCAAGCGAAATTGACGCTTCCGATTGCACCGGCACGGTGTAAGTGTTGGCCGTGGTGGTGTAGGTTAAAAGGTATTCCCCCAGCAAAGTAATGCCACCATTGGACGATGAGCCCGTGAAGGTTACATAGCCATTGTTTGAGTACCCGCCGTTTGCATCAGTGACCGTTACCGTGGACGATCCACTCACCATAGCAAATGGATTGGTCAGCGTGTTGGTTTGATTGATCGGGGTTATATCGTAGTAAAAGCCACCGCTTTCGATGTAAAACTTTAAATTGGTTCCTACGCCCAGGAGCTTTTGTGCGCCAAGCGTAACCCATGCCCACAGGGAGCGGCACACACCAATAAACTTTTGTGCAGAGATTTGTTGCCAACCGCCAATTTTCTCTGGCGTACCCTGGCGAAAGCGAATCTTGTCACAGTCATACCACCCATTCTCACTGGTGTAACGGGTGTTCTCCTTGTTTACACCGGGCCTGAGTAGAAGTTTTTTGAGTGGCATTTTTAACCCTATGACAAGAACATGGCTCGTTCATCGATACGCCGATTTTGCAGCCCTTTGAGTATTTTCCCACCTCCTAGGCAGTATTTCAATAGCTCATCCGCAGCGCCAAATTTATCGCCCCGGTTTAGCTTGGATCGTAGTGTGCTGCGCTGCAAAGTCCCTAGCCCCACATTGAATGAGAATGAAACCAGCGCATCAAACATTCCCTGAGTAAGAGGAACAGTGCAATAAGTTGCCACTCCCTTCTCAAACCTAGCAAGATCAGCTTTAAGTATTGCATCCACCTCATCCTTTGTCCATACACGATTGTCTTCCGGGCGCAGGGGGAAGCTCATGCGCTCGGCCATTGGTATCTTGGCTTGTTCGGGGTACAGAACATGGCCGACACACGCAGTCCAGAGCAGAGCCGGGCATCTATATGGCCTGAATCGCACACCTTCATGGTGTTTTACCATCTCAATAGCTTTGGGGCTGACTTTCATTTGCCAAAAGCCCTGCCACCAAAATGGAAGCTTATTATTGCCGCGAACAAAGCCTGGGTTTCGTCATCCCACAGTTGGTTTGCCATTTCCGCAAAGCTCACACTGCTGTTGAAGCCGTGCCAGATCAGGGCGCAGTCAATGCCCACCAGAAGCAAGAAGAAGCCGTAGGTGATGACTGGCCGTACCGATGCCCTCAGATTCTTCATCCAGACGCTTGTGCCCTCGTTTAAACTTGTATCGTGGGCGTATATGGCCTGCATCTCAGCCTGTTGAGCGCCGATCAGGGCTTGCTTCTCATTGGATTTGGTTTCCATCTCCAGTTGCTCTGACTTGATATGCTCGACCCGCTCTTGGGCCTCAAAGCCCAGTTTTCGCATCTCCAACTCCCGCTGGATCTGAAGCTGGGCCAAGGCCATCTCATGCTTCTTGTCACTGCGGTCTTGGAAGAATTCCAGCAGCTTGGGCAAGCCGCCCATCAGGAAAGAGATCAGGGTTGAAAATAGGGTCAGCATTACTGTTTGCTCCTTGAAAGCATTGTTGCTGCTATGAGCAGCAGGTTTTTAATCTTCTCCATGTCTTCGGGCTGTTCAGCCCATCCAACGGTAATCTGTCCAATAAACCTACTTGGATCAGGTGGTACACCCACTCTACACCCAAAGGTCATGCCCTTCTCAATGTACCAAAGGCCAATCTCGCTCTGCGCCTGGGTGTAAGACCCGCAGGTTATCTCTCCCGCCATCAGAGCCACCACATCCCTGTTGTTGGCTGCATTGGATGTAAACAGCCCGACATCCAGCCCATCATTGATCTTGTCCCGGCCTTCCTTTGTGTAGGCTCTGTGTAGCACCCTTGTGCCAAACATTGGGTTGACCTTAAACACTGCCACCACCACCGCCCCGGCGTGTTTAAACAAGTGAGAAGCAGCATCCTCAATTCTGTCTTCTGCGATGGAGGGCATCTTCTGGTTCTCCCGGTATGCCCCCACCAACAATTCTTGGTTCTGCCAAAGAAAATACCCTGTAAACGTTACCACCCCCATCACCAGGATGGCGATTAGCTTGAATGGGCTGTCCACATAGGCCAGCACCTTGCTCAAGGTGTCATCTGGGTTCGGCTTCTCGTTTGGCATCTTCTTCAACCTGCTTACGCAGCTTTTCCACTTTTTCCATTTGAGCCTTGGCCTCTCGCTTCACCACCATCGTGTCCACATACAACAACCCTACCAGAGGGATCATCAACACAAAGACCAGTGCAAACAGGATCAAGACCAGAAGGTATCCAAACGACCCCGATGATGAAGACTGATCATCCACATTAGGCATATCAGGTATCCGATTACGAAAACCACCAGCACCGTTTCCAAAACCCTGTCCAGTATCTGATTTTTTAATCTTTGTCGCCGCCATGCCTTCACCCGCTTTTCGTGCAACTCCCGTGCCGCTTGCTCCGATTTCTGATCCAACAGCCGTTGATACTCATCAACAATTTCATGCCAGAGATCAGGTTGACCCATCTCCCAGCGCACCATTCTCTCAAGATCGGCATAGAACTGCTTGGTCTGCCGCAGATACATCACGTTGTCTATGGCTTGTGTGGCAAGATCGTCTTTGATCCCCTTCTTTTGGTTCTCTTCACGCTGATACTGGGCCTTCTCATGGCTGGCCTCCAACTCTGCGTGCCCCTTGAAAAAACTCGAAAGGGCTGTACCAACTTCACCTGTGATCTTTGACAGATCAGACCCGGTTTTCTTCAGGTCTTGGTAAACGCTGATGCAGCCCTTTATGCCTTCATATGCCCCTTTGCACAGGGCAAATGCGGTTATTGGATCAATGGCTGCTCCGCAGGCTTGGCCTCTTCAGGCATTGGCACTTGAGGAATGGCTTGCTCACGAATAGCCTGGATCATGTCAGCCACTTCAGCGTAAGGGCGTGTACCCAAATACTGCATGACGGCATTCACAAGGCCCAATGTCAATTCAATTTTCTTGTCGTTCATAAGTTGCTCCATGTAGTTGTCCGCTGTCAGGGCCAGCGGGTTGCCCTTTTTTAATTATGCCAGCCAAGGCAGTGGCGGGGTCACCACAGGCGGGTTGATGGCGTTGTCGATCTGTTGCTGTACAGCCGCCTCTGTAGCGTCCTTGTCCACACCAGATGCCCAAATCCAGCCAAGCACTTGTTCTTGGGTTAATTGAGCATACGGCGTGTAGGGTGAGCCAGCGGTGTAGGTCACGCCACAAGTGCTGTAGACAGACCCGTTGTAGGTCTTGCCGTCTTGCTCTTGTGTGCTACTGCAAGTCCAGTGAACGGTGAAGACTACATCTGTTTCCCCTTCAGCTTGTGGGTAACAGTCCATTGCGGTAATTGACCATACGATGGTTGACATGGTTTACTCCTTTAAGGTTTATGGATGAGATGCTTTGTAGGCATCAAATTCTGCTTTGAGTTCTTGCAATGCTTTCATCAGCGCATATTGCAAATCTGTTTGGTAGATGGACAAACGCATCTTGGGTTCTTCAACTGTTCCCCAATTGCTTTCCATGACTAACTCGGGAGCAATGGCTTGCACATCTTGAGCAACAACACCTAATGTCAATCCACCATCTTCTTCAAGATTTTGGTCAATATAGTTGAATGTCTGAACGGGTATTGCACAAATTTTTGCAAGATAGTCGCCAGCAGGCGTGAAATTTGTTTTCTCCCTGCGATCAGATAAGTTCACATTGTTGGCACTGTAATTAGCAATACCACCATTAGATCGAATTTCAGCCCTAAGAGTTGTTGTATCTAAACAATACAAAAATGGCGCACCCGAATTATTTGGGGATGCTCCGCTATAGTAAAGCAGCATTCCTTGTGGGTTTGTTGCATTTTGGTTAATAACTCTTGATACAAAGCCTGTGGCAACTGAACCCGTAACATTTAATCTTTCTGATGCTATTGCACTCGTAGTCCCCACCAGCAAGTTACCGCTGGAGTCAATACGCATACGCTCGTTAAGGCTTGTCAGTACATCTGTTGTCGATTGGTGTGTATAAAATCTAAGCTGAGTTCCCCAATCATTTTCATTTTCTCTTGAAAAACCAATGCCCGAGCAAATTTGACCAGCATTTGTTCCTGTGCCACCGCCCAATAACATAACAGTGCTATTTGTTGCACCACCATTAGCGTTATTTAACTGGAATATCGAACTAGCACCTACTGCCGCACCAGTGGTATTTCCTGAAACAACTGCCCCAGCCAATTGCACATTTACTTTACCAACGCCTGTCTCAGTTGTGCCAATAGCCAAGTTACCGCTGGCACTAAGGGTCATATCAATAGATGCACGATTTGTATAGTTAGTTCCAAATCGCATAGAAGCATTTGAATACTGCAAAAAATCAATAGTGCCGCTATTACCGTTTTTAGTCGCAATAAAATAATCACCACCACTTGAGTTTGCGCCATCGGCATCCCAAATAGCACTAACCGCCCTACTTCCAGCAGTTGCAGATGCTGTTGCGTAAATTTGTATCCCAGCGTTATAACTTGCTGTAGTGCTTGCTGTTCTAAAATTGGCAACTGCAACTTGCCCCGATGCTTCAGTTCCTGTGGCAACTTCTAACTTATAAGCTGGCGAACTCGTCCCAATACCCACATTGATTGCGCTTGCGGTGTATAGGCTTGTGCTGGTTAGGCGCATACTTTCTGTGCCATCAATCGTGAATGGCATAGCACCACTAGAATTTGCGATGCTGTGTTGCGTAGTCCCATTGTTTAAATAGAGAATTGGCGTGGCTGCTGTGGAGCGAATCGCCCCCGAAACATCCAACTTAACCCCCGGCGAACTCGTCCCAATACCCAAGTTACCGCTGGCATCCTTCACCAAGTCGCCGTTACCCACATTGAGCGTGTCGGTGCTGGCATCCCCAAGAGTCACATTGCCAGATGCAGTCAGCGTAGTAAACGCCCCTGTAGAAGCTGTGGTGGCACCAATCGACATATTGTTGATAGTGCCCACACCCGTAGATGTAAGAGCCAATGTCGGCGTGTTACTTGCCGTGAGAGTGATTAGATTGGTATAGGCTGTGCCATCCACATCGTAGGCGGCAAGCGACAAAGTGTTGGTGGCTGTCTTGGCTGATTTAAGCTGAGTGCCAGTTACATATGATGCTGCTTGTGTGATGGTGTCGGTGTCAGCGTCACCAAGGGAAGTGTTACCAGTGACGGTCAAATTAGTGAACGTACCAGGGCCAGCCGTGTTACTGATCTTGATGAAGTCTGATCCGTTCCAGGCGCACAGGGCTGATTCGCCCTTTGCAATCGTTACGCCTGAAGTTGGGCCTGCGCCCGCAAGAATAATAGATTGTGTGCCCGAGCTTGCATTGATGACCGTATAGATCTTTGACTGTGCCGGTGCAGTAATAGTGCGCGTAGCAGAACCGCCTGCCGTCCACAAAAGAATAGCCTCTCGTGCCGTATTAGACGATCCTTGAGTGGTGGTCAACGTTACATCTGAGTCTGCGGAAAGAGTGGTTGTTCCGGCAATTGCAGAGTCCAGCAATGAAGTAATGCCGTTATTGACCGTATCGCCCCATGTGCCACTTAATTCACCGGTTACGGGAAGTGCAAAACCCAGGAGTGATGTATATGCTGTAGTCATGTTTAAACCTCAAGTTACGACTTCTTCCCAATTGGCGGTCTGTTCGTCTGAAACATTTGACCAATTAGGAGTCTGCGGGTTGCTGATATTTTGCCACGATGCGACCTGCGTGTCATCTATAGGTTTCCAATAAACCGCAATAACATCACCTGCCGCACCTACTGCGCTTACGCCTGTCAAAGCCAGTGACCTTTCTGCCACTGACACTGTTCCAACGGATCCTGATGCCAACACTCCAGACAAAGCAATGGATATTCCACTGACAACCGTTCCCACGGAACCATCTGCCTGCAACGATGGCAGAGGGACAATTACTCCACCTGGGGATCCTGTTGCTAGATTACCCGTCAAACTGACCGCTGCGCTCTGAACAATTGTTCCTACGGCCCCAGAAGCCTCAACACCAGTCAAAGCACTGCTCTTGTCACCGGTAACGTTACCAGTGGCTCCAGATGCCTCAGAGCCCGTCAAGGCCACCAATCTTGATGTCGTGATAGTCCCAACTGCACCAGATGCCAATACGCTGGTAATTGCTGCATCTTGACCGCTGGTAACGTTACCAACTGATCCCGCCGCAGAAACACCCGTCAGCGCAACCTCTAGAGTTACCCCTACGCTACCAACATCCCCATATGCAATGTCTCCATCTTCACCCTCTGAGGTGCTGGGGGCCATTGTCCCAACAGCACCGGCAGCCAATACCCCCGAAAGGGCAATGATGAGATTTGGTGTGGCAGATCCTACCGCGCCTGTGGCGGTATTACCTGTGAGGTCAAGAGTACCGCCCCATCCGTTACTCCCCCATGTGCCATCACCCCACCCGAGAGACACGGCCTACCCCTTTAGGTGGTAGCCAAGCGCAACAGAGCAGTCGAAGTCGTATTGGCAGGCATCGTCAATGTAAAGGTTCCAGCCGTGATCGTCTGGGAACCAAAGGTGTGAACACTAACGGCCTTGTTACTCTGTGTTGAGTTATAGATTAACACTGCATCAAACGCCGTGGTCAGCGTCACCGTGGTGTAGCTGATCGAAGCCGAAGGCGTCCAGTACGCTGTGCCTGCGGTTGTCGAGGTGTTTGAAGATAGCGGAGCCGTTGCGTTTGTGACTGTCACGCCGCCAGCAGAGTACCCAGTGCCAGACACTTCACCAGAGGCGGAATAAGCTGTGGTGGAAGCATTGATCGTTGCCGATGCAAGATACAAAGCCGCTTTAAACGTGTCAGCAGTGGTGGCTGCACGGATCGGTGCAGTGCCAAAGTTGTGGGTTGCTGTCAAAACCTCGCCCAAGAACGAAGTGGTCATTGCTTGTGTGTTACTCAATTGAGTTCTCCTTAAGATAAGAGATTGCGTTTAAAAGAAATTTTGGATTATCCAAAAACAAACCTAATCCAGTGTTGCAGCGCATACAGAGTAACCCACGAACTGAGCCAGTGTTATGACAGTGATCTATAAAAAACATTCTAGTTCTGCCGCCCGGATTTTTGGTAAAACAAATAGCGCATTTGCCATTTTGTTTTTCCAACATATTTTCATATTGTTCTATCGTTATTCCATAAGTAGCTTTGATTTTGCTTTTGCGCTCAATCGCAAGAACTTTTTCTTTGTTATTTTTTCTGTACTCTTTGTTATAAGCTACCCTGCAAGATGTGCATCTTGGAAAAGGCTTTCCGGGTCTTTGAGTTTTACTCACGGAAAAAGCAGACAGAGGCTTTTCCTCTTTACACGCAGTGCATGTATGCGTCAGCTTCGCCATGATGTTTCCTTTAACCTAATGATGCGGCTTCAGCACCGGCAAAAACCGGCATTTTCTTCAGGGTCACATGGGCAGAACGGTGAACTAGCTCACCCTCCAACCAATATTCAACCCAAGTGGTTTGTTCATTGTCATTGTCCACGGTTCCTTCTCGCTTCTCAAGCAAAGAATCATCCATTTCGCCCTTGGTGGTCGTGACTATCAATTTGAACTCCTGATCAATGCTGTGGTTACTGTGTTGGCTGGCATCGTGATTGGAAACGTTCCGCCCACTGTCGATACTTTGTCAGACCCAAAATCCAATACTGCCACCGATTTATTCCCCTTGGTAGAGTTATAGATCAATGCACACCTAGCCGTTATAGCGCCCGTCCATGACACATTTGGAAAGCCTACATAGGCCGTGTATCCAGAACTGCTCACCGTGATCGGCGTTAACTGCAAACCCCCAGGCGCATAGTTTCCCCCGCTTGACTCGTTGTCAGTGGAGTAAACGGTTGTGCCTTCATTCAAATTTGCATTCGCCGTATACAGGGCAATTTTGATCACATCCGTGGTCAAGTCATGGATGCCCTGATAAAGCTCAGCTTTGAAGCTGGTGGTTTGTGTTTGAACAATGCTCATTGGACTGCCGTTCTGACCTGACCATCACGATAAGCATCCATACGCTGTTTGCCATCGCCCAAATTCTTGAGCAGCGCAATAGACTGCAAATACATATCTTGGTAAAACTTGACCAGATCTGGTTCACCCTTCATGTATCGAATCGCCTCTACCAACGTGCCATTGAGCAGAGCAGAATCAAAGTGTTCGCCCAGCCATGTCGTTCCAGCAGTCACAATAGACTCTGGATAGTAGTAGTAGTGCAATTCAACCGAATACGTTGTGTCTGGTATTGGGCCAAGAATGAAAGACAACTCTGTTGCAACCGTTGACTGTGGGCCAAAAATCGCATAGTGCTTAGGCTTGCCACGGTACGCCACTGACGTATTTGGATATGCCTCACGCATGAAGTTGACATCTTTATTTAACAAATAAAGATATTCGTTTCCGTCAATCACAGCCAACGAATAAGCAGAGAGAAAGCTAGGATCATCAGGGGCTGACAAGTATTGATTACCTGCCGTGATTGTCCCCGTCACGTTCTTGCGCAAGTTAGCTAACTGAACAGTGTTATAGATACGCTGCTCAGCCTGCTTAATCATTATGTTCATGTCTACCGTGGGAAACGTGTTCTCACAGTAGTCAGAAACAGCAATGACCAATTCGGTGTAAGTCATGCCATCGGGCCTCTTGCCATCACGCCCTTGGTGGCTGCGCCAGTACCACGGATTTTGATGCCATCAGTCTTGGGTGCAGAGTAACCATTGCGGTTGATGTTGCCAACAGACATATTCACGTTTGCGGCTGCACTACCATTTGGCTCTTTGCCAGGGTTCGTCTGCATAGGAGCAGCTTTGCCCTTCATGGTATGAGGAACGGCATACGTTGCCGCATCGCCAACTTCCTTGCCCATCATCTTCTTGCTAAATTTGGCCATTATTTGCTCCCAGATTTCTGGTTCATTGCGCGGGAAAGATTCTTCCCATACATCTTGCGATCCATGCTGGTAGGGCCACCGGCTTTCATGCCTTTGGTGTGCATACGAGATTCATGGCCTTTGACCATTTTCTTGGCTTCGGTGTCGGCAATCGCCTTAACTTGCTTCTTGTCCATATCTGCTCCTAAGTTGTGCTAACCGTTACTGTACCAACACTTGCCGTTGCCACCAAGTAGTTTGGCGTCAGTGCTACATCAAAAAAGCTAGATCCACCAACCGGACTCCAGCCCCACTGTATATCCCTGGATCCTCCTGTTGGGTATCCACCAAATCCCGTGTTGTCAATCTGCAAGCCATTCGGCCCTGCCGTGACATACGTTGTATCCCGCCTGGGCGCTCTCAGAGCCTGCGGATCCTCCACTGGATACATACCCAGCAACAATTGAGGATGATCAGGATCCCAGCACTCAGGACAAACCTTGATCTCATACCGCTTGGTCTTTACAACCTCGGTCTTGAGCTTCTTTAGTTTGAACTGCTGCCCGCATCGGTCAAACTCAGCAATTGCAAACTTGCCTGATGAGTATGTATTACCCATTAGGGCGTACTCCCACCTATGAACATCTGTCTAGGCACAAACCTGATCGGCGCTTTCTCGTGATCTTCACCAGCCGCCAAAGTAAATTGCTCGTCATATGCCATCTTCAGCATATCCATGCGGCCCTGCAATTCAGGAACCTTCATGGCAATGTAGTAGGCCAAACCAGCCACTACACACGGCAAAAAACGGAAATTCATGTCTGCAACCTGGATACCAGACCCGGCATCTTGGATTCGGCGCATACGGTAATACACAAACTCATACGATGTAGAGTTATCTGGCGTAGGCCACACCGTTACCGCTGGTAGCTGGGGCACAAACACCGCCGTAGCAGTCGTGTGAGTGGCCGCTGTAGTGTTAGCCTGACCACGGAAACATGAGCCTATGTCGTTCCCAGAGATGTAGCCGTAGTAAATGATTTCGTTGTCCAGCTTGATGAAACCAGATGACGCCAATCCAACAGTGGAAGTCAGCGTAATCGTGGTTGCCGTGCTGGTAACACTTCCACTTGTCAGCAATGTGGTGGGGTTTGTTTCACCAGACAAACGCTGAATCCAGACCTGGATGGGCCTAGCTTGCTGCAATTTGTTGGGAATGGTCGCATAAGTAGAAACACTAATGCGGGAAATAGTCAGATCTGCCTGAGTTGAAGAGCTATTTGCGCCCGTGCGAATCACATGATCCAGCAGATCAATGGTGTCCGATGGCAGCGCATAGGTGTTCAATCCTGGCGTCAAAGGGAATGATCCAGCCTCAATAGTCCACATATTTAGACCACGATTTGACCATTCAATTGTCATCAAATTCATTGACCTGCGGGCTGTTCGCAAGTCATAACCACTACGCATTTCACGCCCAGCACGTTCCCACGCCTCTTCGGCGATCTCCGTGAACTCCATGTTGAACGCTGAAGTGCCAGTGGTATAGCTCATTTCATGGCTCTCATGTTGTCAACCAAGTTTGGATATGGGCGACCAGCCTTCTTTGCCGTTGCTTTGGCAAAAGCCTTCTGCGCCAAACTCAGCTTCTTATGCTTTTTAGCGGGATTAGGCTTGTTCCAAACCTCTCCGCCTTCAGCATACTGTGTGAAGTCAGTGTCATCACGCCGTGCCTTCCTCACCCCCTTGGGCATTTTGGAAGGGTTTACTGCGCCCATTCCTCGGCTGGGCATCATCTCAGCACTTCCCGCCGCGCATCATGCCACGGTTACCAGCCATAGAGATTTTCTTGCCCTGGGTCTTGCCTTTGGTAGCAATGCCATCACGGCTAGGGGCAGCAGTTTTGACAGCGCCCATCTTGGTAGTGGAAACGTTACCACCCTTTTTCATGCCCATCATCTCAGCCTTTTCATGCTTGACCATAGACTTGGGAGCGCCTTTTGCCTTCATAAAAGACACTTCTTTTTTAACCATCGCTTTAGATTCTTTCATGTCACCACCTCGTGAAAATGTTTTGCCTTTATCGGCTTTTGCAAACTCTTTTCCCACGGATTGTGGGACTCCTACTTTCTTGGCGAACGATGGATTGTGGGCCACCGCCTCCATGAATCTGTGCTGTTTGGCGCTATGTGAGGGCACTTCGCTGCTCCTTCATAAACATATCAATCTTGGTTTCCAACCTGTCTAACCTGTCCATGATTCGATTAATGTCCGTATGCAAGTCTACCTTGGTAACGTATTCTTTTGGCATTTCTTCTCGGGTTTTGTTGATCAAAATCTGAAGTCGTTTAATCTCATCGGACTTCTCTTTCAGATTCCAACCAAGTAGCCCCAGAAAGGCCGTCAAAATAGCATTCCAGATAGCCATTTCCATCAGCACATCTTCCCGCGAGTCTTGCCCCGTTGTGCAATGCCGTCAGCCCGCCTGGAAGCAGAGGTAGATCCACCGGAAGCCATCTTCTTGCCTTTGGCGACCTCACGGGTTAACTCAGACATATCTTCATCAGATCGCCGCTTTGGCCCCGTTATCATGTCAACACCCATAGCCAATGGAATCCCCACTCCAGCCTTCAACGCATCTTTGGCTGTTTGAGCCATCATTGGCGTTTCTTTAGCCATCTTAGAAGCCATAGGATATGTACGCTCCGCCTCCATCTGCTCAGCCGTTCTTCGGGCAGGCGTTTTCTTCATACGGTTAAACGTTGTATCAGGCTCTGGCATGGCTTTGTCGTAAGCAGCACCAGCCCTTTTTGAAGCTTTGTCTTCGGCTACATCTTCGGGGGTCATGTATTTAGCCATGATTAGCACATCTTTCCGCGAGTTTTACCCCGCTGAGCAATACCATCTGCACGACTAGAGGCCTTGGAAACGCTTCCACCAGTTTTGTAGGTGCTAGATCCAGCCCGCATCTTTGACTCTTTTTCTTTTTCGGTCATGTATTTCTCAGGCTTTTGATACATGCTGCCAAGGGCTCTACCAATTTTTGATACGCCAGAGCCAATCATTGCGCCAAGATCGGGACGCTCTGTAGCGGTTTTTGGCATCATCTTGCCGCTAAAGCTGCGGTAGTAACCTGGAGGAGCAGAAGATTCTTGTGCTTCCATAGGCTTTGGCTCTTTTTTGGTAACCGGAGGTTTTGCAGGAGCCACAGTCTTTGCAGGCGTTTTTGCGGGAGCAGGTGTCCGCTTTGCACTAGGCGGTGGAGTGACATCACCAGTTGGACTGTACAACTCACCAGTTTCTGGATTGCGGCGCAGCTTTGACAACTCTCCGCTTTCGTCCATAACATCTAAGCCTACGGCATCGCCCTCTGCGAAACGTTTCGTCTTCTTCATAATCACTCCTTGATAGGTTCTAACAATTCCAAGCGTGCAATGCTTTATTTATCCGACTGTTTGGATCTTTGGCCGTCTTCTCGGATGTGAGCTTCTTTTTCATCCCAGTCATCCTTGCACAGAAAGAGTCTCGCCTGCTGCCGCCCTCTGGTTGAGGAGGCTTCAGATTCATCCCTTGTTTTTTCGCAGAGGCCCGACCCTTGGCGTTTAAACCACCACTTGGGTTCTTGCCTTCTTTGCGAGTCCATGCTGGGCTAGCCATTTGCTACTTTCAAGTGCAGTTTTGCGTGTTCTTTGAGCAACGGCTGTAAAGCATCTTGTTCAAAGTTGCGAGTGAATTCTTGTGTGCCAATGTGTGGCAGGCTGATCATTGGATCCAGATAGATCTTGAATCCATGCTCCCTGGCCCTGCGACAGAACAGATAGTCTTCACCAATGTATTCACCATCGATGATGGCAAAGTCAAACACGGCGTACTCATCTGCGCCATCTCCGTCACCTTTGTATTTCCACTCAGGATGCTCTGCGATCATGGCTTCAATTACATGGCGGCGGATCAGCATAAAGCCTGTCGCTACGCTCTCCACACGCATCAAGCCGTTCTCATCAAACTCTAGCTGGTTGTGTTCATCCAGGTAAAAGTCTAAGAAGAATTTGGCATCTGCTGCCCTGCGAGGATACGTGCCAGCCACAACATCTCTGTCAGTAGACAGGGCCAATAGCCGTGTTACCGCATCCACATTGATGACCACATCGGCATCCACAAACAGCAGATCGGTACAGTCTGAATCCATGAAGTTGGATACCAGCTTGTTCCGTGCTTTAGTGATGATTGAGCATCCAGACAGATGTACCAAATGAATGACAACACCCATCTTGTCCAACTTGGGAACGAGTTGCGCTATGGCAAAAGCGGTCTTGATGTTGACCTTGCCGTCATAGCAGGGGATCGCAATCATAAGCTTGCGACCCACCAAGTTGAAGCTCTTATCAGCCATAGAACACCGTCACAAAGCTTGTGTTTGAAATGCTGGCATAAATACCAAACGCCGCCAAAATACCTTCTCCGGGAACCAGAACGGCCACGGGGTTGGTAACACTTTGAGCGGTTCCAAAACTCACCAGCCAACGAGCGCCGCCATTCACATACCGGCAAGCTGTGCCGGGAGTTACGGTTCCGGTGTTTGGATCATTAACTGTAAAGGTGCTTGAGTCAACAACGGTAATTACATAATTTCCGTCTGTGCCAGATGCGCCTGCTGCTGCGCTAAAACCAATGCCTACACGGTCACCTGTGCTTAGGCCATGCGCTGACTTAGTTACGGTAACAAGTGTCCCTGTTCTTCCGTAACTAGCGGTTATAGGAGCTACCGCAGTGTCAAATATTTCTACGACACCAGCGCCGCCACCACTACCCTGAAAAGTAATTTGCTTTACACGGTAACGCCCGGCAGGAACGATAAAGCCTGAAACATCAAGATGCCCAGCCAGTACATCAGTTTGCATTCCCATAATCAATCTCCTGAAAAGCGGGGGCCGAAGCCCCCTGGATCAATTAAGCGGATGCTGGGAACTGCGAACCGTTAGAGTCGGCAACAACGTACATGATGGTGTACTGCACAGTACCTGCGGTCACTGCGGCCACGGTGGGGGTCATCGTTGCAACGATCTTCACATCGGTGGGGCCAATGCCAATGCCGTTAGGAGAAGCCGTAGATGTAACACCACACCATGCGCCCAATTTGGCGGCTGCGTTGCTGATGGCTGCACGGCCCAGAGCGGTCACATCGGTAGCGGCCCAATACAAGGCGGCAGTAGTACCGTCACCAATGCTGACGTTGGCGGCGGTAGAGCCAGTGAACGCAACAGTGGTATCGATCAGAATGTCAACAATTTGTGCGCCAGCAGGCAGAACACAAATGGTGTCGGTGGTGGCTGAAGCGGCCTGACCGGTGTAGTTCTTTTTGAAGGTTTGAGAAACAACGGTTGCGCCGCAGTTTTCAATAGTACCGACAGTGGTGCCGGTGGTGTTACGAACAGTGCCCAACAGCCAGGGGCCAAGGTGAGTAGCGAAACCCATAATCAATTCTCCATGCGTTAAAGCGTATCAATCTTGCATGACAGTCAGCCGGGACTGTTTGATACGCCGGGATTCCCGGTTTGGAAGCAATATATCATGCTTTTAAATGGTGTGCAACAAATAAAAAGGGCTCCCGAAGGAGCCCTAGTAGCAGGCCAGTTACCTCTGCCGTTCTGGGATTTATCAGGACGAACCAGGGGATCCGAAGATGCCCAAGGGGTCAGACACGCCGAAGCTGTAACGCTCACGGGCCTTGTAACGAACGTTACCAGTGTCGAAGTCACCGTCCATGCTGTTTTGCAGCGGGGTACGAATGAAGTGCTTCAGACCGTTAGGTACGTCAGTCATCAGGAACCAAGCGTTGGTGTCAGTCAGATAGTGGTTAACGCAGTAACCTTCTGGAATCGAACCATTGTTCTTCAATGCGTTGACATCGTTGTCAGTGGTGCCGACACGGAGTTCGGTTTCCAACAGACGAGTAGCAACGAACATCAAAGAAGGAGGAACGACCAACTTCTTGGGCTTGGCTGCGATCAACAAACCACGCTCATCCGTCCAGCCTGCGATTTGAATGACGGCATTCTCAAGAGAAGTCTCATTCAAGTCAGCGCCAGTGGAGGGGCGATTGCTGTTAACGCCACCAGAGATCAAGGGGTGAGCGGTGTTACACAAGGTAACGCCGTCACCGTAGGTCACTGCGGTATTGAACGCATTGTTCAACACATAAGCGGCCTTGACCTGCTTGGTGTAAGCCATACCACGGGCCAAAGCTTTGGTGTAGCGGCTGGACAACGAGTCATACAAGTTGTCTTCCACTGCTTCTTCCGTGATGGAGAAGCCCATAGCGATGGTTTCGTGGTTGTAACGAGCCGTCCATGCTTCCTGAGCATTGTCATAAGCGATGGCAGAGCCTTCGTTCTTGACAGGTGCAGCAGAGAAACCAGACAGTTTCGTTTCTTCTTCAAAGCTACGCTCCGAGGTTTCGGTTTCGTAAATCTCTTTATGCTCTTCGCCGTATTTAGCGTACTCCAAACCGAACAAAGCGTTCAGGCCAGGGAGCAGTTCCTTGAGCAGTTGTGCGCGTGAAATTGCCATTTCTTACTCCTTAAACACCAGTGGTGTTGTTATATTGGTGAGTGTTGATTTTCACCAACAGTTCGGTGTAAGTGTCAGCTGCGGTAGCAGTCTCAGGCACAACATCGATCACACGGATTGGGATAGTGGCGGTAGTGCCTGCACCAGTCAAGGTCACAGCAAAAGCAGAGTTACCAGTGGTAGTGCTGCCAGCGTTGAGAACCAAAGCCAAGTTAGTGCCGACAACGGTACGACCTGCGGAACTCATGGTAGTGCCAGAAGACACAACAGCCACTTTGAAAAGTGCTTGCTGGTCATCAACCACATACGCATAAGCGGGGTTGGTCGAGGTGCTGATAGAGGCAGGCAAATACTGACCTTCAACGGTTTGACCGCTGGAGTTTACGTATGAGCCGCCGACACAGACGCCGACAATGTTGCCAGAGTTAGTGGCAGTTGAAACAACCAGATAACCGGTGCTGTCGATTTGAACCGTATCTCCAAAGAAGATGGCGGTAGCAAAAGAAGCGGCAACGGGAATCTGTCGGAAAGCACCAGCGTATGGCTTGCCATCAATTGAATTGATGGGCTTTAGGCCATAAGGTGCTGAGACAGTGGGATAAGCCATGTTTTAAGCTCCAAAAAAGTTAAAGACCTTTACCAAAAACGACCTTGGTGCTACGTTCTTTGAACATAGGCATCCGAGGGTCACTTTCTCGCATGAAGGTGTTGTCCACCGAGGCCATCTGCGCATCTGCTTGATTAGAGAAATACGCATCACGATCTACAGTAAATTCCACTGGGGTTTTGCAAAGCAACAATCCACCGATCTCAATACTGTCTGGGAAGCGGTTAGCTTGTCCGCCCATCAAACGAATTTCGGGGTGTTCTGACGCTTTTACTGGCTCCCATCCTTCACGGAGTTTCGAGGAAATATTCAGAGCATCTGAAGTACCAAGTGTGCTTAAGCGGATCCAACGGAACGCATACCCTTCCTCTGGATGAGGGTCAGGTAGAAGTTGGGGAGGTGCCCATTTACGGGGACGCTCTGCTCCTGCACGGCTTTCGGTTTCCCGCTTAGCGCGAGTTTGTACTGCATCTGTCATTTTTAAGTCCTCATTTGTTCCGCAACCTTACGCGCATAGAGTTCCAAAGGAACGCCTAGACGTTTGGCGATATTTACTTGGGTTTGAGTTAGCACGACCTTTTTAGGGGAAGAGCTTCTCGTTGCTGGCGCAACCACATTCGATTTGGTTCGCCGTTCTTCCTTTTCAGGCTTCTCAGCGGGCTCCTCAGACTCGAAGGCATCTGGGAACACTTGGCGCATACGAGAATTTACCTTCTCGTAGTAATCATCTGAAGTCGGATCCACTCCATTTTTGACTAGCTTGTTGTGGAGTACAAGCGCAAAGCCAGTCATCTCATCGTCCGACCCAAACCAAAGATTCGATTCTCTCCACTTCTCCGCTTTGGGATCCGTGGGAGCCGAACTTTGCGGTATTGTTACCGAAGTTTCTTCTTCTTGTAAAGAGGCAGGCTTAAAATTGTTCACCCGGTCAAGTTTTATCTTGGTGGATGTCAAATTTTCCTGCGCGTCTACCAAGGCTTCAGAATCCCCAGCTTCATACGCTTCTTTGTACTTTCGGCGGGCCTCTTCCATCTCCGCAGCAACAGACTTTTTGGCCTGCTCCAGCAGAGCATTCTGCCCCTGATTGAGAGATCCTTTGAGCTTTTTGTTCTCTTCAACGATGGTTTGAGCCACCCGAATAGCCTCTTCTCTCTCCTTCAAAGCCTGTTCGGTACGCCGTTTTTCCTCGTGATAGCCCTTTTGTAGGTGCTGAATACGCCGTCTGACCTTCTCGCCGTACTGCGAAAGCTCCTCTTCATCAGCATCTTTAGGAGGTTCCTCCATCTTTTTGCTGTTTTTGGGCGTGTCATCGACAATTTCTACCTCGGATTCCCCCTCGGCTTCAATTTCAATTTTGATTTCCTGCTCTTCATCACCCTTTTTGGCCTTTTTATCAACCTCATCAGGGAATTTGTACTCGGTTTTGTCCATTTTTGCTCCTTACGCCCGTGTTACGCCACGGGGATCTTGCACAACAGCTTCAACAGAGTCATCATTGATGATTCGGAACTCTTTTCCGTGGATTTTGATGCGAGTACCAGTGTTGGGTCGAACCAACACAAAGTCTCCCACCTTACAGGAAGGCCCAGAAGGGAATCGCTTCTCGTCTTTGAAGGCATCTGGCCCCATTTTCACGACAAAAAGCACTGGTGACAGTAACTCTTCATAGTGCATGGTCTGCCCAGCCTTCACCAAACCGCTTTCATACTCCTCATCAATGTCCGGTAGGACACATAACAAGTGGTAGGTAGCTGGATCTGGCACCTGTTTTGCCTTTTCTTCCGCCGAAGCATTCAAAATGCCCGACAAATCTACGGCTTGAACATCAAACTCAGTCATCTTCATCATCCTTTAGTTTCCGCACAAGGTCATTGATTTCCATCTGTGCGGTTTGCAGACCTCGGATTGCTCCGCACAGCTCTTTGTAATGGGCATAGTCTTTAGCTACGCCATCACTCAGCACTCCTAGATGTTGATTGATGTGTTCTTGAATCTTCTTGTTCAAAACATCTGCCAGTTTTACATCCATTACTCTCTACCCTTCATTGATTCCAATTGCCGAATAGCCATGTCTGACTGAATGCGTGCTTTGGCCTGCAACTCTTGGGATTGGATTCGCTTCATCTCTTTTGCAATGTCGCCATCGATTCTTTTCCTCTCAAGCTGCAACTTCTCCATAGAGATCTGTGAATCAATCTGATCCTTCTGCACCTTGCGCTGAACATCGGCCTTCTTAATTTCCAACTCAGTTTGTTGAATTTGAATCAGAGGATCTTTTGCGGCTTGCTCAGCTTGCTGCTGTTGACCCTTGGCTTGATTTGCCTGCATAAGCTGCTGTGAGCCTTGCGCCACCAAGCGAGACAACTGCACTTCAACGTCTTCCGGCAAATCAGCATCTGGATTAGGCAGCGGAACACCGACTTGCTCTTCAACATCCTTGCGATATTTGAAGGCCAAGTGTTCTGCAATGTGCGCCATGATTGCAGCTTGCATCTGCTGGGCCATTGGGTTCTGACCAATAGTTGCCGCAATCATTGGGTCTTGCATGAACGATTGGTGCGCCATGATGTGAGCATCTTGGTCTTGGTAGATAAACGCCTTTGTCGGTTCGCCTCGCAAGAAAGCCATGTTCTCGCTGATCGGATCCCGTGGTTTCTGATCGTCCTTAGTGGGAACTAGCTTATCTGCATTCTTAACCCCCAGCACTTCAATCATCTGACGATGCAACTGAGGCAAGTTGTAAATCTGCGGAGCCTGCTGCGACAACTGAATGATCGCCTGATACTGCATGATCCGCTGGGCCATCGTTGCAGAGTTAGGGTCTGACACTGGAATTACTTCCACCATGTCATAGTCTTCTTGCTTGGCTTTACGGTTCCCGCTCTCAGGGTCGTACTCATACTCTTTGGGAGCATAGTCACGAATAATGCTCTTTAGGATTTTGAATTCCTGCTTCATTGAGAAATGCACACGGGCCTGCACAGCAGACATCGTTTTTAACTGCCTCTCAAGCAAAGCCAGCGTAGTACCCACAGGAGCATTTGCGCTCATATCACTGACCTTCATGTCAGCAATAGAACCCAATCTACGACCTTCATCAGTAATGCGCTCTAACAAACCGGCCAATACTTGACTCGGTTCCTTATAAGGAAGAGCCATGATGTTGTCTTTGATCGACCCGCTAGGTACATCCACATCCCTAAACTCACCAGGAGAGATCGGTGTATCGTCACCCTTCACTCGCAAACCACGCGACTTCAAACCGCCAGGTAGATTGCTCAACGTACCGGCATCGATCAATTGACGAATCAGCGATGTGCCAGCCCGTGCATATCCACCGATCAAATGTATGTAGCCAAATCCATAAGCACCAAAACCTGGAACATAGTCATACTGCACCATATGCTGACGCTTCAAGCGCATCACATCTTCTTCATCGTAGTTACGATAGATCGACAAAACCTTACCCGTTCCGGCATCTATCGACACGATGTAAGGTAAGGCGATCTCATCTTCATCTTCATACCCAGGCATTTCGTAATCGATCTGCACTTCATAGACCTGATACCGATCATCGTCAGTCAAAGAGTAGCCTTGCTCCTCGGCCTTCTTCTTCTCTACGTCAGTATGA